TGCTCCTTCGTGGTTCGCTTTCCGTCGTTCATTGGTTCGCGCATACGATGTGTATGAGATGGGAGGCGGGACAGAACCTGCCGGCCCGGTAGAGTGGCTATGCGCGGAAGAAGGCGATCAGCGCCTCGCGCATGTGGCAGCAACGATTCACGCGCACCTGGTTGGCGTCGTAGTCGTGGCCGTGGTCGATCTCCTTGCGGAAATGGTTTTCGAGTTCGCGCAGATCTCCGAACACCTTCTTTTGGGCCTCGGCCCGAAGGCTGAAGGCGCCGAAGGGCTCCGGGGCTTCAACGGCCGGCGGATCGTCTGTCGGGACGACTTCTAGCGTCCGGATCTGGTAGGTGGAAAGGAGTCTCATGGGGTCAGCTTTTGAAGACGTGGGCAAAACCAAGGGAGCCGGGAAGGCAGCCGGTGACAAAGGGACGCCGCCAGGGATTGGCACGCTGGGGCGTGCCGTAGGCTTCGGCGTCTTCGGAGACAAACTTCTTGCACAAGGTCTGAGCAACGATACGGTGGGCGCCGTCACAGCTGGGAGCCTCTGGCCAGCTGATAACAATGGAGCCCCGCTCGCACGTCGCTTTGATGCGGGTCGGCCGGTGCTCAGTGCAGGGAAGGGTTCTGGTAAGAATCGCTTGCATGATGCTTTTTTTAGAGTTGACGGGTCAGGGTTGAAAATCAGGACGCCAGGTCCGCCACGCGGCCGGCTTCGAGTCGGGCGGTTTGAATCCGGGCAAACATCTGGCGCCAGGGGGTGAAGGTGAGCCCGCGCAACTGGCTTCGCTCAACCTCGGTGTAGCCACTCAGCCGGAGACAGGTTTCCAACGCGCTTTCTTCGCCCAGCCGGCGGCGGTTCAGGTAGTCGGCTTCGGCGCTGGAGAGTAGCCCGGTGGGGGCGACCCAGACACGATGCAGGATGTTGACGGCTTCGGGATCCATGATGCAGGAGGGGTTTGAACTGTGTGGAAAGTGTATCATTTGAGTTCGGGTTGCAAGCTTTTTCGAAGGATTTCTTCAACTATTTTCGAGCCGGCGGCGTTCAGCCTTGCGCGTCCGCTTGGCCTTGGCCCGGGCGATTTTCTCCGCCTGTTCGGCCGCCGATCCGCGAGACTTCGGAACGGCCGGCGGAGAGAAAACGCGCGAGCCTCCTCCGGCCATGGCGAGACCCAGCAGGGTAAGAGCGAGAAACGATTTCCCGTAGCGGGAGACGACGTGAACGGACTCCCGGCGCGTCAGGACCTGAGCCACGAGCGGCGACGAGGGTGCGGAATCAGCAATGACAATCCGGGGCGGCATGGTTAATCAGTCTCCTTTCGTTGCTCCTCCAGCGCGTGGCGCCAGCTATCCCAGCACAGCCAGCGCACCGCACACCAGAGGACCCGCAGGACCGGCACCGCCGGCCGGGCGGCATAGTCTGCCGCAGCATGGTGCAGCCGGCGGAAGTCGGCCCTTTGGGTTCGCTCGTGTTCGTTCACTTGAAGATTTCCGCCACGACGGCCGCGTCAGCGTCCGGGAGACGGCGTGGAATTTCGCAGCCTTCGAAGTCGGGCTCGGTGCGGCGGATCACCTGACCGGCCGCGTTTTTGATCGCGGTCCGCAGGGTCTGCACCAGTTCGCCCCGCTCCCATTTGTGCCAGTCGGCCCGGCCGACTTCCCACGCTTCGCCGGACTTCGCCACGAGAATATACCCGCGCAGCCCGAAGGCATTGGTCGCACTGGAGACGGACACGACTTTGAATACGACATATTCCACGCGGCCGACCTCGGACGGCGGCGGCGCCGGCACCTCGGGTTGCGCCAGGATCTCACGCGCCTCGCGCGCCGGGACGTGCTGCAGCGAGTTGACGAGGACCAGCCCGTAGAACTGGCCGGATCGCGCGTCTTCGATATAGCAATGGCCGAACGTGCCGTTTTTCGGCGCGCCGCAGCCGGGATGGGTTTTGCGCACCAGCGTCCCGTCGGCCGGGGTGTAGACGCGCTTGTCGAAACGGTCCCAGCCCACCGCTTGGAAGCGGTACACCGGACCCGTTGCTTTTGGTTTTTGGTATGTGCTCATGATTAAAGGGGGGCGACGCGCCACGCGTTCAGGATCAGCCGGCCGGGCTTGGGGGCGAAGCTGTCATGGACCGCGCCGTCAATCAGGGCAAAAACGTGGCCGGTGTAGCGCACCAGAAAGGCGCCGCGCGGGCGTTCACGCACAAAGCGGGACAGCCGGCACGGGGGAAAAGGGACCGGGGTGAACGTCGCGCGCAGCCCGGGAATGAACCGGCCGGCGGCATACCGGTCGAAAATCTCCCGGTGCCGGACCAGCCTGTAAGCGGACGGCGACACCGCGACAACCGGCAGAAACTTGTCGACATTGGTCCCGGTGCAACGCGGTCCCGGGTTATAGTCCGGGGAATTTTCACAAAGCCACTGCTCCACTTGGGCGTAGCTGTTGGGCGTGAGGAGGGTGAGCGCGCGACAGACGCAATCGGACCGGCGCGCAAAGGGTTCGATCACCCGGAACGGCGGCGCCGCGTGGCCGCATTCGGACAGCTGGGTCAAGTCCCATTGCCCGGCCGGCTCCGCGCGGAACGTCCGCTCCGCCTCGCCCCGGCCGCCGTCCGTTTTCACAAAGGGAAGCGGCGGCGGCGGGCGCTGGATCCGGCGCAACTGTTTTTTGCTCCAGTCCATCTTAGTAAAACCTGGCGCACTTGTTGGCGAGGGTGAAGGAGGTCCACTTGTCAACCGGCGGAAGGTCGCTCCGTTTGATCCGGCAGATGTTCCCGAGAGCTGTCGTCACCCACGCAAAGCGCGCGGTCCATCGCACGGACTGCGCCCCGCCCAGCAGTGAGCACGCGGCCGGGAAGACCAGAAACCCGGCGGTGTTGAGTCTCAACGGTACGGGATCCGGCTCACGCGGCCGGAGGTAGCACGCGTGACCGGTCCGCGTGCAAACGGCGAAGTCGACCAGACGGTAAATGGCTTGCTCGGCGCCGGTGTCCCCATGGGGCAGTATGACCCAGACGGCGCCGCCGAATTTCCCTTCCTGACGGACGGCGGAGGGATGCCGCTTTAGAAACTGGGCTAGAGTAGCGGGGATGGACGGTCCGTGGGCGATGTGAACGGCCGGTAGGGAAGCGGCAATCTGGCTGCCGGGCGAAGTGTCGGGATCATGGCTCATGAGGTGTGCCTTTCGTTGGAGTTAGCGTAACGGGAGATTCAGGGCGGCAGCGAGACGCGCGCAAACGGCATCCGTAAACCGTCCCTCAGGACTGGCGTCACCAAACTCGGCGAGGTAGGCGGCACCAAGCTTGTCTTGCAGGAGATACGGCCAGACATCCGCAAGCTCGCTCCATTGCACATGGCGACAGGACCAGCGCTCAAAAGCCCGGCCGCATTCCATGCACTGGCGCAGAAAGTTATCTCCGCCGTTGAAAGCGTCGCTCAGGTTTCGAAGCGCCTTGCGGGCTTCATAAATGGCGAGGGCGGCGGCAAACTCTGCGGCCGGATCCGGAGCATCGATGCTGGCAAGGTTTTTCTTTTTCATGGGATGCGTGGGCTACTGGGTTAAACGGCCGCTGTGTTGGGATCCAAAGCGTCAACGCGCTCAACTTCGCTGAGCTTGTGCACCTTCACGGCTTCCACCGTCACCAGCCCACCAGCCTCGCGCGCAATGCGGGTGCGATTCTGCAGCGCCCGCAGGCCAAACGTGCGGGCGAGCTCGGGCAGGTCCAGCAGCAAAACGAGCTCGGCGGATACCTCGGTTTCCACCGTCTTCTGTTCCGCCCGGCGGAACGGCTGATAGACACACCCGGACTTGGAATCCGGGTATGTGGTGACGAGCGTCCGGCCGGTTTTCTCCCGGCGGGACAGGGTGACCTTCTCAGCCAAGAAGTGAACGGCGAGGGTGCCGTTGGCTGCGTTGTCGAATTTTCCGAGGGTGATGATCATGGGATGCGTGGGTTACTGGGTGACACTGGCGGGGGCAGAATAAAGTCGGATGGTCTCGGCGCGCCGGATCTCCGCCGGCCGCATGGCGCCACGCTCCCAAACGGATTTGGAGCCGTTTTCCTGCTTGGGAAGCAACTGGCAATTCGCGAGGCTGTAGCCTTGGGAGGATTCGATCCGGTCAATCTCCCAGCCGTCCGCGCGGAGGATATGGTAGCCGGTTTCGTGGCAAAACTGGGTGAATTCCTCCAAGGTCCAGAGGACCGCAATGCGCCTTTGCTTGGCGTTCCATTTGTGAATATGCCAGCACGCCACGACTGGGTGGCGGATCCTCCAGCGCCGGAATTGCTCGCGACGCAGCGCCCGGACGTGCGCTTGCTTGCGCTCGGCGAGATTCAGGCGCCGGACGTGCAGTTTGCCAGCTGGCTTTCCGTCAGCTTCCCGGACGATTTTCAAGGAGTGGAACATAAAAGGAAAGGGTTAGCGGATCCGGACCGCAATGCGTCCGTGAGTGGCGCAGGAACTGGCGCCGCCGCCGGCCACGAGGCTGCAGGGGTAGCAGTCGCGCGGATAGCATGGCGCCGGCGCGCTGGGATCGGCCGGATCCCATCCGCAATTTAGGCAACGGCCACCAAAGGTGAGGTGGGTGGCGTGGCAAGGCTGAGACGGGCGAAACCTGGCAATATGTTCGAGGTGGGTCATAAAAGGAGGGTTTCATCTGCCCTCCCGGACGGCCGGAAAGGCAGAGGGAACGCATCCTAATCCAAGCTGGCAAGGTCTTCGTTTGTGTGGGCGCCCGGTTCCTGCGAGGTGTCATTCCACTCCACAAGGACATCCCCGAGGGGCGAGGAAACCAGCACGGCCGACTGACAGAAGCAAATGGCACAGAATTGGGCGAAACGGTAGACCTCGGGAGTATAGTCCGGGCGAAGCTCAGAGACTTCCAAACGGATGGACTTCTCTTCAATCGCCCGGCCGGCCGCGTCATTCCATCCGCCAAAAACCGTGCTTACCGAGTAGCCGCCAAACCGGGCGAGTGCTTCACGTTTCACAGCTGTCAGCTTGGCGCCGGCGTTTCGAACCGGCCGGCCGTTGCGGTCAAATTTGGATCCGATATAGAGGGTAAACATAGGGAGAAAGGGTTGAGTGCTTAGACTACCTGAAAAGCTCGGGCGAAGACTGAATGACAACCGATCGGCCGGACAGTTTGAGGACCTTGCTGGACGGCGCCGGGGTATGCTCCAGAGTTTGGACAATTTCGAAAGCGGAATCAGAGGTAAAAAGTTCCTCCATGGCAAAACAGTACGCCTCATCGTTAGAGGTGAAGCGCTTCGCCCGGTCCAAGGTGGAGAAGTAGGGAGAAAACCCATGGACGGCCACATAGTAGCAATGGGGACCTTCGGCCGCGCGGTGGGTGGATTTGATGACGTAGAACATTTGATGCGCCTTTCGTTAGGGTGTTGGCTGATGCGTTGCGATGCAACTGGGACCATAGATCCCGGCCGTCAGAATGCGAGGGAAAAACACCCTTCATGCAAACGAGTAGACAGGCTTATTCGAGGTAGTGAGACCAACAGTCGCAATAAGAAACCCGTCCACCCAAGGTCTTATTGAGACTCAGTCTCATTACCCGACCCGCAAGGGTGTAATGAGACCAAGTCTCAATAAGACGCCCGACCCGCCTAGTTGAGACCCAGTCTCAATAACACATCCACTCTTGACTCTAATGAGACTTAGTCTCAAAGCTCCTCCAGAGCTTTGCCCCTCCTGTAATGAGACCAAGTCTCAAGAAGAAGGGAGCTCCGCGCCGAGGTGTTGCGGGCCATTCGGACATCAAACCCTGATCCTCTAGCAAGTCAACTGCTTAGGCTCCTGATGGTTAGGAGCCTAACCACTTCGCCACCGCGCCCACAAGGCGCTAGTGGGCTTGGGTATTTGCTGCGCTGTGTCGTTTGCTCTGGGTGACATTTGCCCTTGGTCTCTGGGTACCGTTTGCAATTCGGTTCTCCTTTCTGCGTTTGGTGCCATCGCACCAGAGACGTTGGGGTACCATCTGCGTCCCAGGGCCAGGAAAGGGGCAGGCCTGTGGGGGATCCAGGACTGTTTGCGGGCTGTTACGGGGAACGCATCAACTGGAGAATATACTGGCCAGTAAAGCGGGCCTTTTGGGTAAAAGAATCCTTTGGGACTCCGGTCTGGATTTCGTCAAAAATTATGGTGGGATTTTTTGACAGAACGGGGGCCTGGTTTTGGGCCTGAAAACGGCCTGGAATTTTAGCAGAAAAACCAGGAATTGAATGCAAGGGTGCGGAGGAAACCCATGATAGAGAGGAATAGATGGCAATAACCTATACAAGCTGGCGACTAAAATAATGAATGTATATAGTAGTACCTTCTAATCTGCTCTACCACGGGTTTCCTCCCGTGTTTTCTCGTTCTCCTCGTAGGAGGCTTCCGTTTTTGGGAGATTTTTTTTCTTCAACACTAGATTTATGCTTGACTGTTATAATAAGTTTAGATCTTGTGGGTAACTCAGATCAGATCGTACTTCGTTTCCAGGAACCTCTCTTCTATATTGAAAATAACATGCCCCTCCAAATCATCCCAATTTACCGTATTCAGGCTGGAATTGAGCAGCCGGATCGGACCTGTTTTTTGCGCGAATTATATCGCACTTCCGAGCAGCCCGTTTTTGAGCAGGTTTGCCGCCAGATTTCCGAACTGGTGAAACCGCTTCCCAAGGTTCGAAATATCCGAGGGGGCTCATCACGATCGATCACGGTTTTCAAACTGGTTGACCAGACGGAGGCGACCAAGTGCCGGATGAGTGGGGCCGTCTCGGAAACCGTGGAGGCCGGGTGGATCTTTCCCACCATCGAACTGGCCGCGGAGGCGCTGGGCTACGCGGTGGGCACCCTGACCATGATGCTCTACCGGGCGCGGAAGGCGTCGGGTACGGGAATCGACCAGGACATCGTGGTGCGCGGGTGGCTCGTTGGTTACACGGACAAGTCCCGGTCCTATCGCAAGGCGGAAAGAAATGTTCCATGAAGAACGACCGGTTCCAATGTGGGGTGGAGGTGGTCTTTCCCGGTGGCAAACCCGAGTCGTTTGACAGCCTGGCCGCCGCCAGCCTTTACCTGTGCAAGCCTCCGCAGTGGCTCGCCTGGCAAGTCATCAATTACCGCCGGAGAACCCTGGACGCCTGGCCGGAGGAACTCGTGCTTCCCGGGTTCATCGTCCGGCTGGACTGGACCAACCGGCCGCTGGCCTCTCACCGGGTATCCCTGGCCTCCCGGGTCGCCGGCCGGTCACTGGTGGCCGCTGAGAAATCCTGGACGGGACGTCTGTGAGCACCCATCGAAAACGCCAACTGCCCGACGGGGCCTTCTATGTGGCAGAGGCCAACTGCCGGCCGGCCTGGAACGACGGGCATTCACGGTACGTCGCCGCCAGCCAGGCCTATTACCAGTTGCTGGCCGCGTTCTGCCCGGTGGTGGCCGAGTCCTTTACGGAATTCACACCGGCCGCCTACCGGTCGCTGAACCGCCTGGTGCCTTGTCAGAAGGACCAGGGATTTTATCCGAGGGGTACGTTTGCCCGGATCCACTGTGCCACCGACGACCAGCGCGACGCGCTCGACCGTCTCTTTGATTTTGTTCAGAAGGCGCTGGTCGAGGCCTACGAGGATGGTCGCAAGGACGGCCGGGGACTGCTGGTCTCGCTGGCGCGCGGCGAGATCACGGCGGCTGAACTCGACGGCCATAAGAAATCGGAGGACTCTGACGAATGAACCTCCTGCAAAAAATTTTGAGTCGCTTTTTCAACGTGCCGCTGGCACATCTCTACCCATGTCCGACTCCCCCGAAGACTCTTCCGTTGCCGCCATCCTTGAAGCCGCCGCTGCACCGGTGAAGCCCGGGAAGGTGAAGATCAACGCGCGCACCGGCGGATCGCGCAGCCCCGGGATCAACTGGGCCGCGGCGTTCGTCCTGTTCTGCAAGGGCATGTCCCTGGACGAGATTGCCGGCCAGTTCGGCTGCCAGGTGGTCGTGCTGCAGAAACGCCACCGGTCCGAGGACTGGGGCGCCCTGGCGGCCAAGTCCCGCGCGCTCGTGGCCCCGGCCGTGGCTCCGTCGGATCTCGTGCTCTCCGCCGAGGAAACGGAAAAGAAGGCCCGGCGCATCGAACAGAACCGGGAGTCGGCACTTTCCGTATCACAAAAACTCCGGGCCAGGATCGAGGAGGCCATGCTGAAGATCGACCAGCGGGCCGACGCGATTGCCCGGACGCTGCGCGAGTGGCTGGAGAAAACCGATCGGGGGGACGATGGCCCGAAAGCTCCCGGCCGGATGGCGGTGGTTGCATTTTTTGAACTCGTGAAGGAGTGGGACTACCAGCGTGTCGGGGATATTCTGGCCCTGGCCAAGTCCGCGAAGCTGGTGGACGAGGCCTCGATGACCGCGCTGGGGGACGTCGCCCAGAAGGGCGGCAACCTGGGCAACCCGTCCTCCGTCCCCACCTACATCATCAACCTTCCGGGCGTGGCCTCCCAGCCACGCATGAAGGCGGCTGACCGGGTGCTCGAGATCCCGGCAACTACTAAAGCTGAGCCGGCTAGTAGTGAATTAGTAGATCCCGAGCCCCCGCCGCCAATCGATCCGCCGGGAGCCCCCGAAGTGGATCCTCCGTACCAGCTGTACGAGTCCGACGGCCAGGAGGAGTCGGAGGAGGTGGTCGAGGTCGAGATCATCAGCCCCAACCAGGATGATTCCAAGCCGGCCCCAACCGTGGGGGATACCATCGACTTCGAGAAACTATAACTCTATGAAAAAATTATTCAAGTTAGGCCGCCGGCGATGGTGGCGGCTGGCGCTGGGAATCCCCGGTCTGGTGGCCGGGCTCGTGCTCGGACTCGTCGGCCTGGTGCTCATGACCGTTGGAGAGTGGCTGTATGAATCAGTGGACGGGGGTCTCGAGTCGCTCGGCGACTGGATGAATCAGCCAAGAAAATGAAAGCCGAGTACGCCCAGACAATTTCAGAATTGGACCAGGTTCTTGGGATGGTCCGTCAGCCGGGGATGGCCGAGACTTCCAATCCGGTGCTTACTCCAGAGCAGGTCGACCAGATTGAGAATGGTCCCTGGGCGGCGGAGTGCTATGATGATTCCTTGCCGGGATTCTGAGCATGAGCTACGATGTTCTCCAGGCAGCCAACGGGGACGACGGGGATTTCCGGAAGTTCTCCGACCGGGCGCACGCGATGTGGTACTATCATCGCGAGGGATTCATCGTCGGAGTCTTTGAGTGCGAGGCCTGCGGCCACCGGATGGACACGTTCATTGATCCGCGGATCGTGGTCACCCGGTTCCCGACGTGTGATGCCTGCGGCTTTTTGAAGACTCGGTTCATGTCGGAGATTCCTACTGCGCCTAAATGAAAGCCCGGATCCGAACCTCCTGGCGTGACCGCCACACTGAGAAGGCCGAAACCTGGTATCGTCCCGGCAAGTCGATTGCCGAGTTCCATCAGTCCCAGGCGTTCATCCGCGTGCTCGTGGGCGGCCGGGGATCCCAGAAAACGACGGCGTGCGCGGTGGAGGCTATCCGCCACTGCACGCACTACGCCGGCGCCAAGGTTCTGGCAGTGAGGCAGACCCAGGTGTCCAACGAAGACACGTCGGTCCGCACGTTCAATGAAGTCTACGACCGGTGTGGCTACCGGATCCAGGAGGATGAGGAGACCAGTCTTTTTCGCAAATGGAACGACGGGCTCACGGTTCGCATTCCCTCCGCGGACGCGCTGGCGGCCTACAATGAGCTCATGCAGACGGGTCCCACGCGCCAGCAGATCAAGACCTGGATCGACAATGACGGGGACCGGCTCTGTAGTTACATCGAGTTCCGGGGCCTCAAGGATGAGAACAAGGTCGAGGGCCAGTTGCGCGGTTATGAATGCTCGATGGGCATCCTGGTGGAGGCCGACCTGCTGCAGGAGCAGGATCTGGATCTGTTCGTCGCCTGCCTGAGATGGAAGGACGCCTACGGCAATTACATTCCTGACTACTCCATCATCCTCGACACCAACCCACCCAGCCCGCGGCACTGGATTGCCAAGATGGAGACGCGGGTCCAGGGGGATCCCACCTACCGCTACTGGCACATCCGGACGGAGGAAAACGTCAACCTGCCTCCTGGGTACATCGCCAGCCTCGAGCGTCAGTACCGTAACAAGCCGGCGCACCGCCGCCGGTATTTGCTCGGTGAATACGCCGAGTTGTTCGAGGGTTCCCCGGTGCTCTTCGCCTTTCGGGAGGACAAGCACGCCTTCGAGGACATCCCCTGGCCGAGCGGGGCTTACCTGGTCCGGGGGTGGGACTTCGGCTCGATCCATGCGGTGATCTGGTCGGCCTACTTCAAACTGGATTTCCAGGTCGGCAAGGCGGTGGTCCCCTTCGAATACTGGTGGGATCTGCACGAGTATTTCAACGAGATGAGTGACACGGAGCGCCAGTGCCGCGCGGTGATCGACATCACGGACCGGGAGTTTCCGTTTTGGAATGACCGGAGCATTTGTGCCGGGGTGATGGATTTCTGCGATCCGGCCGGGGCTGCCCGGACCGACAAGGGGTCCTCGGTTGACGTGGTCCGGGCCAACATTCCCGGGATCGTGATGAACTGGCAGACCCGGGTGCGCTCGCTGGACACGACGATTTCCGTTTATAACCGGCTGCTCGAGGCCCGGGATCCAGCCAGCCGGTTTGTGTACAAGCTCGACAAGAAGTGGTGCCCCCGGCTTTACGCCGCCAGCCTGGGCGAGTACCGGTGGCCGCTGCCCGGCGAGGCGGGATATACGTCGGGTGATCCGATCAAGGGGCCAAAGTGCAATGGGGCGGATCACCTGGTCGACGCCAGCCGCTACCCAAAGATCAACTGTCTTCGCATGGCCCAGCGCGTCTTTGATGAAGTGACCAAGAAAAACCTTTTGCCGGGTGGAAAGCCCAAGTCCTTGAACCGATTACGTCGGGATTATTAGAGATCAGGCTTGACCCGGAAAGTTTCCAGCCCGATCCTTTCCCCGAAGGAACATTTTATGAATAACCTCGGCGTCACCAGAAAAGAAGGTCCCGGCGCGATTGCGGAGCCGGCCCAGAATAAGTCCACGACCCGTTTCCCATCTGCCACCTTTGAGGGTGAGCAGGTTGCGGCGATTGGTCTCGAGAAAGCCAAGATCGACACGGAGTACTGCCTCAACAAAGTCTACGTCAAGGTGCGCAGCGTTGAGCGCCCGAGCTATGGGGACGGTGAAAAACGTGTCACCGTCGACCTGCTCCATTCCGCCCCCGCGATTGAAGAGTCGCAGGAGTCGGGTGAGGACGAAGAGTCCGGCGAGGAATCAGGTGATGAGGAATCCGAGTCGGGTTACGAGTCCGAGGGATCCGACGAGGCTGACACCGAGAACGAAACCACGGGCCAGTCCGTGCGTGAGGCTCCTGATTTCAAGACCAGCGCGGTGAGCCCGGCTGAGGCGGGCCTGTAATCCTGATGACCCCGGCTGTCGTAGATCGGGCTGCGGATCCAGCAGCTTCTTCCACTCCGAAGACTTTTAATTCGCTGACAGAGCGGCTGGAGACCGACGAAAAATTTCGAAAAGACCTGCTGAAAATTGTGCAGGATTACGCGATGCACGGCCGCGTGATGCTGGACTACTACATGCCGGACTTTGATGCCGCGCATGACATCATTCAGTGCTTTGCCACCCTGACGCGCAAGGACTACGTCCAGCTGGCAAAAGGAAATCCTCGCCGGTTCACGCTGCCAATCACGACCACGCACGTCCACACGATGACGACCTTCCTGGCCGCGTCGTTGTTTGGGACCAACTCTCCGCATACGGTTGACCCTGGGACTCCGGAATCTGAGGCGCCGGCCCGGGCGATGAATCTTCTCCTGGCCTGGAATGCCGGCAAGCAGGCCGCGGGCATGTACCATCTCGGTTGGATGTGGATCGAGAACTGCCTCACCTACAACCGCGGGGTCATGTATGATAGTTACGTCCCGATCATTCATACGGAGTGGAAGGACGTGCCGGTGCTCGATGAGGCGGGGGAGCCGGTGCTCGATGAGTCCGGCAATCCCACGACCAAGTTGCAAAAGCAGGCCACCCACGTCGCCTCCTATTGCAAGATCGACCTGGTCTCTCCCTACGACTTTTTCATGGACCCGCTGGTTCCGATTTACCGGTTGCAGGAAGGCCGGTTCTGCGCCCACCGTTTTATCAAAAGCTGGATGGAGATGAAGAATCGGTCGCTGCTGCCAAAGGACGATCCGATGTACGTTTCTCCGGCGGCGATCGAGCGCATCAAATCAAAAAGTTCCCGGGCTGCGGGGTTCACCTACCCGGCCGGTGGATCGATCACTGGCGCGCAGGGAGTGGAGAATACCTCCCGCACAGCCTACGAGCGGTCGAAGATTACCACGCCGGCTGACGCCCGGGCTGATTCCAAGGATTTTGGGGTGATGGACGGTCTCGAGATGTGGGTCCGCCTGGTGCCGAAGGAATACGACATCGACGACCGCACGGATCCGGTTCTCTTTCAAATTCTCGAGGCCAATGATCGCGAGGTTCTCGCCGTCAATGAGGCGCCGAACACCCACGATATGTACCCCTATTCCGTGGGGTCGCCCCGGCCGAGTCCGTTCTATCAGTTTGTCCCGTCCTGGGTGATGCTTTTGAAGGCGACGCAGGACTACGTTGACTATCTGAAGAACCGGCACCAGGAGGCTATTTCCCGCACGATCGGAAATGTGTTTATTGCCAAGTCGTCCATGATCGACATTGCCGACTTTGAGGATCCGGACCGAGAGGGTAAGTTCATCACCGTTTTGCCGGAGGCTGGATCTACGCCGCTCAATGACATCATCCGCCAGGTTCCGATCGTGGATATGACCGCCAACTTCCCGAAGGAGATGCAGCAGTTCATCAGTTTTGCTGAGGCCACGAGCGGGGCCAACCAGGGACTGCAGGGCCAGCCGGCAGCCGGAACTCCGTCGGCCACGGAATTTGCCAGCACGCAGCAGAATGCCGGTGGTCGACTGGGGGCGATCGCGCGACTGCTTTCTGCGCAGGGACTGGTGCCCCAGACCGTCCGGTTCGTTTCCAATTTCCAGCAGTGGTACGACGGATCCATGGTCAGGAAGATTGAAGGGGAGGCGCTTTTGGATATGACCGAGGGGGCTCCCACAGCGATCACGATCGATTCTGATTCCATCCAGGGACAGTTCGAATTTCGGCCGCATGACGGGACGCTGCCGGGCGCAGATTCCAAAAAGGTTGCCGCGCTCAGCCGGGCGATTCAGGTCATGCCACTCTTCCCGCAAATTTTTGCACCCGGCCAGGCCGGGCTCAATCCGCGTAAGATCTTCATCGATTTGTTCAGGGCGACCGGAATGAATCCGGAAAACTATCGGTACTCCCAGGAAGAGATAGCCGCGGCTCAACAGGCGATGGCTGCCCAGGCTGCAGCCGCGGCTGGTGGTGCTCCGGGTGGTCCTCCTGGTGGTCCTCCTGGAGGTGGTCCGGCTGGTCCGGCACCGGGATCTCCGCCGGCGCCTCAGAACATGCCTCCGGGTACCGCGCCAGGGGCACTCAACCTGCCAGGACCCAAGCCGCTTTCTACTGGAGTTGTCCCGCCGCTTTCATTGCCGTCGGCGGCTCCTGACCAGATCCGGCCGTCGAACGCTTGATTTACGACACCTGATTTTAGGTGCCGTAAATCACGATTGGGCTTGAGGGTGCCGGTCAGAGGGTTACACCTGAAGTCTCGTTGAACCTCATAAGATCCCTCCACGAAGCCACCGGCCTTTCCCCGGCCGACGAAACGGACATCCGATCCAAGATGCCTACCTCTCCGTTTCGGAAGCTTGTGGAATATGATCTCGAAAAACGCAAGATCGAGGCCCAAGGCGACGCCACTACTGATTTCAAGAAGGGGGTTGTCGAGGGGCTTGCGGTTGCGATTGGAATTCTGAACCGTCCGAACAAATCCTCCTAACCTCTACTACCATGCCTAAAGCTGCTTCTAGCAATGACCCCGCTACCGAACGACAGTTGGACCCTACGTCCAATATCGTGTCCGTCCAGGAGGCCTTTGGGCTTCCCAAACCCGAGGATGTCAAGGCTGAGTTGGCGAAACTTTCCTCGGTCCGCGAGGATCAGGTTGATACTACCCCTGAGGAGGATGCCGCGGCCAAGAAGGCTGCTGAGGATAAGGTCGCGGCGGAAAAGGAGCCGGTGACCGAAACTCCTGAACAAAAGGCCGCGGCTGAGAAAGAGGCGGCTGAAAAGGAAGCGGCAGCCAAAGCTGCGGCTGAGACGCCTGAGCAGAAGGCCGCGGCGGAAAAAGCTACCAAGGAAGCCGCGGAGAAGAAGCTGGCCGAAGAGGCAGCCAAGAATCAAAAAATCCTCGTTGGTGGCAAGGAGTACACGCGTGAGGAGCTCGAGGCAGAGTTGAAGAAGGCCCGCACTCCTCCGGTTGAGCCGGCTAAGGCAGCGCCAGTAAAAGAGCCGACTCCCGAGGAGAAGGCTGCCCAGGCTGTTGAGGTCAAGAAAAAGGAGGACGCCTGGGTTGCTGACACGGCCAAGCTCCTCGAGGCCCCGATCGATGAGGCGTTGCTCGACAAAATTCTTGCCGGAGGCAAGGAGGGGGTGGCCGCCTTCCAGGAACTCCGTCGCCGCGACATGGCTCTTGCCATTCTCTCTGCACGCAAGAGGATCCACCAGGACTTTGAGCCGGTGATACGGGACCTGCTTGATAAGCAGGAGCCTATCCAGAAATTTGTTTCTGACGCTGAAACAGCCCGCGTGGTGTCGGAATTTACCAAGGCCTATCCGCACCTGTCCGACCGGATGGATGTCGTTGACAGTTGTGCCCAGGTGTTGCTTGACACCCGGGGCGACTCTGCCCGCGCCATGAGCCGGGCCGATTTCTTCAAGGAGACCGCAAAACTGGCGGATGACTACATTGCTCATCTGCAGCCGGCCAAGACCAAGATTGGGGATAAGGAGTACACGCGCGAGGAGCTTGAGGCTCTTGTCAAGGGTGCTCCGGCTCCGGCTGCAACTCAGACTCCGGAACAAAAAGCCGCTGCTGAGAAGGCGGCGAAGGAGGCTGCGGCCAAGACCGCCCGGGAAACTGCTGCCAAGAAGAAGCCCCCGCTGGGTGGGAATCCTCCGGGTGGCGGGGCCACTGGTGGCGGAAAGGGTGGCCAAAGTGTTGCTGATCTTCTCCCCTGATAACCCCCTTCTACCATGCCCAAACGTGTAAAGCAGGCGGCCCAGATTCTTGGTCCGACCGACGTAGTTGCTCCGGCTGAGCCGGTAGTTCCTACTCCTCCTTCGGCTTCTTCAGACGAGCGGCCCACCGGCGGTCGTTTTGAGCCTCCTCCTGGTATGCAGGACGGGGAGGTTGTGGCCAACAAGCCTCCCGTTGTTCGGAAGGCTGTAAAGTCGGGGAAGACCTGGCGGTTTGTGAAGAATATCGACACAGACCGGCCGCTCAAATTCTTCGATGGCTCCACCTACGTTTTCTCCCAGGCGTTGCTTGTGACATCGGACGAAAATCTCGCGGCGAAGATTATCTCCGTTGCAAAAAAGAACCACGTCTGCATTGAGCCTCGGGAAAGTTGATTGTTGGACCCGAAAATCGGATCGATGATCAAGTTTTAGTTGACTACCGGACTGTAGAGCTTTCGAGTGGGAAAGTTCTCTCAGTTCTGTAAACCAACCAATCCACACGACCATGAGCCTTATTTCAGGCCTTCTGTCCGCCGGCAATGCCGACACGACCGATCTCACGGGTGAGTGGCAGCAACACGTCCTCGTCCGCCATGCCAAGGGCATTGGCAACGGCGCCGTGCTGTTCGCTCTCATGTCCATGCTCCGCAAAGAAAGCGCGGAAGCTTCCGAATTCAATTGGTTCGAACGCAATCCGGTTCGAAACGATTTCTACTCCAGCGCCGGGGCCAATAGCTCGGCGAGTCCGCTCACGTTTGACGACGGGTCGGGCAATGCGGTCTGGCAGGGTCTTTCCCTCCACACCGTCCTGGAGAACAGCCGCACGGGTGAGCAGGTCTTGGTGACCGCTGATCCGACCAGCGCCAATGTGGCTGTCACTCGCGGTCACGCGGGCACTACGGCCGCGTCGATCAATGACAACGACCTCTGGTCCCGCATCGCGGTGACCGCTGAGGAAGGTGCCGATCCGACGCGTGCGGTGTACGAGACTCCCGAAGAGTTGAAGAACTACATCGGGACGTTTCAGTCCACCGTCTACCTGACGAACGCCTACAAGGGCACGGTCCTGCGCAGTGACCTCGAAGGCCCTCTGAAGGAACGCCGGCTCTATGCGCTGGAGCGCGTCTCCGGTGACATCGAGAAGTCATTCCTCCTGGGGCGGAAAAACCGCAACCTGGGCTCGGATGGCTACATCTACCAGACTGGTGGCATTCGCGATGCACTCGTGAAGGCCGGCTTGACCTCGACCCACATCCTCGATGGCGGCGGCAGTGCCGGCGTCTCGATGGGGGACTTCAAGGATTGGCTGCAGTCGTTCATGGTCTACGGCTCGAACCAGAAGCTCGCGCTTTGCGGGCCGAAGGCTTTCGCCGCGGTGTCGAACTACGCCAATTCGGCGCGGAACGGTTTCCGGATCATGAATAACGAGACGGTGTTTGGAATGAACATCACGACCATCGTCACGCCGAGCGGCATTCTGGAGCTCACGTTCCATCCCTTGCTGCAAGAGCTCACCGCCTACCGCGATTCAATGTTCGTGCTCGACATGGCGAACATCGTCCAAAAGGTCATGGAGCCGCTCTTCCTGGAGCGCAACATCCAGACCCGCGGTAAGGACGCGTACATGGAGCAATTCCGGGCCAAACTCGGTATCAAGCTCAAGTTCGCCGAGTCCTTCGGGTTCGCCTACCGCCTGCGCGGCATCGACGACACCGACGAATCGGGCTCCGATGATTTCGGTGGTTCGGGTGAATCCGGCGAGGCCGGCGCTCCTGCGACCGAGTCCACGGTCTGACCAACTGACCTCAACCAACCAACTCTGTAAATAAGGAGATCACTACCATGGCAAAAACCACTCCCAACGGTCCCACGGCCAGTTCCAAGATCAAGTCGCCTGCTCACAATCCTGCTGAGCAGGAGTCGACCCTCGGTGGAATGCCGCCGCTGAAGACCGAACCGCAGATCAACGATGCCAACGACCCGTCGAAGCGCAAGCCGGCTCCCGACACGGTCCACGGAGTCTGATCCGGCCCGCAGTTAATTCACGGACGGTGGTTCCTGGTTGACAGGGGCCACCGTCCTTTTCATTTGTAGATCAATGATGACCACCGCTGCAGCCCTCGACCGCATTCGGGCCGCCGTCCTCCGTGACGATCTTGAGGATCGTTACATCGACTTTTTGAACGAGGCGATTCATCATCTGGCGTTGCGGCATTCGTGGATCCAGATGAAGACCTATGCGGACCTTGCGGTGCCGGCCAGGTCCCGGGTCGTGGCGCTTCCGGCAGACTTCAAGGAGTTTCAGAACGGGCGTTTCCCGGCGATCCTGGACGTTCCCTACGACGGTAGCTCGGGTGACAGTGATAGTGGCAGCGGAGAGCGGGAACGCCAGCCTGTGCCGGTGTTTGCCCGTCAGGAGATCGAGCATCTTCCGCCTAGCTTCCGGCCCAACCCTCACCTGATCTATCAGCAGGACGATGAGATCTGGCGCGTGGTTTTTCCTGAAAAAACTAACCAGGATCTGGTCCTGACGGTCTACTACTTTGCTTTTCCTCCTCCGCTTTTCGATGAGAGTGGGGAGAGTTCGGAATCGGGCTCCGATGACGCCGGTGACAGCACGCCGTTGCTCGAGGAGTACCCGGACCTGGTGCTTGAGAAGGCTCTGGCGATCGCGTTCAAGTCGATCAATGATCCGGTGGCGGACGAGCATCTCAAGAATTTCGAGGACCTCCTGACCGACTCGATTGCCAAGGATGTTACCCGGTCCCAGCCGGCAGCCCAACTGGAGAAGGATTGAACATGCCTGATCAGCTTCCAGCGCCCAAGTCGTATTACCCGGATGCCTCTAACGCTACGGTAGGGGTGGACACCCGTACTCCTGAACAGAAAATTCAGGATCTGGTTCTCAAGCGGCGTCTGCTCGCTTCTCAGGGCCAGTCTTTGCCGTCCCCGCTTGCATACTATCCCAATCCGGAAAAAGCAACGGTTGGGTTTAGAAAGACGCCATGACGCGCGACGAACTAAAGTCACTGGTCCATAATGCGGTGAAGAACGACGTGCTTCTAGGCATCATCCCCGAGATGATCAACCAGGCGCTGAAGGATTGTCAGCAGCTGCGTTCCTGGCGTGGGATGAAGTCTACACTCCCTTTCACGATCCCCAATGGGGGCACCACTTATGCTCTTCCAGACAATTTCAAGGAGCCTCAGGGGGGCTACAACCCCATGCTGGTATCCACCCTGGACGATGCCGAGGCCACTCCCTGGATGCTCCTTTCCAAGCAGGAGATGAGCCGCCTGCAACGGATTGGCACGGCCACCGCGGATCGCAAGGCCTACATTGACTATGGGGTCGGGCCTACGCCGGTGCTGGTACTCCCGGGTCCGGCGCTGGTGGACTACCAGGTTTCGCTTGACTGCTATCTCTTCCTGCCTCCGTTGACCACAGGAAACTCGGATAACTGGCTGACAAAGGAGTATCCGATGATCGTGCTCAACAAGGCGATCGCTCTGACCTTCAGGCTCGACAATCAGAATCCCAACTTCCAGGCTCAATCCGACGTGTACACGAAGTATTTTAGAGATGATTTCAAACAGGCCTCTGCCGACGACGCTGTCCGTGAGACGCGCGGCCGAAGCTATCGAATGGGGGGCGTATAACTCGAGGATTCCATCATGGCTCTTTTTGGAACAGGTTTCAACATTGCCGACCCGGCTGACGCTTCTCCCGTGAGCGAGGGCGCCTCCTGGATCCGGGATCTGAAGAACATTCTGGTTAATTTTCTTGGAGTAAGTTTCGACCTCGATACAGGGGTGCTCCTTGCCGATGCAGTTCCAAATCCAGTGACTACTCCTTACGGGGCTGCCGGGTCTATCTACACTTCGGATGGCCCTTCGGGTACGCCTTACTGGGGACCACAGTCGGGGATGCCGATCGGTACGGTTGTTATGTGGCCGGTGGCTTCTTTTCCGGATGGTTATCTGGCGTGCGATGGATCTTTGAAGCTGACTGCAGATTATCCAGCCCTGGCAGCCATTCTAGGCATGACCTATGGTGGAGACGGGAGTACGAGCTTTGGGCTTCCGAACTTTTCCGGTCGTGCGCCAGTGGGCGTTGGGGAAAGCGATGCTCCAGATGCAACGGTGTGGACGGCCGGCATGAAGAAGGGTACGGAGACTCATTCTCTGGTGGAAGAGGAACTTCCCCACATTGCGCTCGCGGTCCAGCTGAACCAGTCCCAGGCCGACGCCAATACGCCAAAGCTTGGAGGCATCCTGTGGGGTTCCAATACCCAGGATCTTGCCACGGCGGATACGCTCGAGTTTGGTGGTGACAGCGGTGACAATACGGTCTCCCATAACAATCTGCAGCCCAGCCTTGGAATTTATTTCATCATTAGAGCTCTGTGAGCCATGCGTCGAAAATTAGATCCAGATGCCCCGCCTGCGGCCAATCTTACCGGGGCGGGTGGCCGGTTTGAGATTGTCGTCAGAGCCCCGACGGTCGGGCTCATCACGCGCATTCCCGCGGAGCAGCCAGACCCTCGAGCCTCCCAGTTTGCTTCCAATGTGCGGTTTGACGACGGGGTGGCCCGGACGGCGATGGGCTATGGAAGGCTGACCACGAGTCCGGATCTCGACTCTCTTCTGAACCTTATTTTCTACGGGGAACTGATGACGGGCTCGATGTTGAACATTCGCAACGTGCTGGTTTTTGGGACGGCGCAGAAGCTGTGGGCTACGACCCGGTACGCCGAGGGCTATTTGAGAGTCGACGCCGGTCCCGACCAGGAGTATCTCATTGGAGCGTGAAACTGTACGGCTCCTATCGTGATACCTTTGGGCTTCCGGTCACGACGCTCTGGACACTGAGGTCCGGCGCCGGTCCGGCCACGATTGCCGATCCCGCGAGTTTGGAAACGGACTTCACCGCCTCCGTGGAGGGGGTGTATGTCTTTCGGCTTACAGCAACCAATGCGATCGAGACGGTTCATGACGACGTCCAGATTTTTCTTCGCAAGGGGGCGCTCGAGGTTAATGCCGGCCCGGATCAAACTACCTATTCGGTGGACGGGGTGGTGGTCGGATCGGTGACCAGAGACACCTATGGACTTCCACTTACACTCACCTGGTCGATGGTGTCGGGTCCAGGTGCCGTTACCTTTGATAATCCGTCCTCTCCGTCAACTGGGTTCCACATGTCGTTCCTGGGAACTTATGTGCTTCGTCTGACGGCTACCAATGGGCTGGCCACGGCCTCCGACGATCTGACGGTTTCTCCAAAAATTTCCGGGCGTACCTGGGGCGGCCCCGCGGGTGTGTCGGGGGATTTTCAGTGGTACGGATTCAAGCCGTTCAACTGGTTTTATAACGGCCGGGTGGCGGACTACTATTTGCTCGATACTGGTTCGGGGTTTTCGATGGGGCAATCCTGGGCTGCTCCGCCGTATTCCAATCCGCGTATGGGCTACATCGACGCCGTGAGTTTGGGGGGTGCCAGGGTGGTGAACGTGACTACTGGCGTGGTTAGCGGAGATTTTGGGACGACTTGGGAGTATTCAGGCAACATGTGCTCGGGGAGCAGCTTTCGCTCTTCTTACGGTGGATTTACAGGGGATAGTTTCGTTGACAAGTCTTCCATCCATTTTGCAGATTTGCTTCCGTTCTTCACCAACATTATAAACGGAGGTACGACGCGGGAGTATGTTACAGGGGACTATCCGGAGCCTCCCGGATGGCTCGACACTTACTGTGGTAATCCGGTATGGGGCAACCCGGGTGACATTGCCAGGGAAGAGCTTTCCGAACAGATGACAGTTGACCAGGCTGCAGCGAACGGGGGTAGCGCTGAGGTTTCGTTCACCGGGCATACGCGGGTTGAGAGCTATAGTCCCACCACCGGGCTAGCAGTAGGTGTGGTCAGCGAGCGGGACGTGGTGACTAAAACTCCCAGCAAGACTGGTTGGGTGTTGGCTACTTTTTCATACACGGCGACGCCGATAGCCGGCGGAGCTTCGACAGACATTGTGGAACTGGTTCCGTATCAGGTCGGAGTTGGTGGGTTGCTCGACACCACCCGTACCATCCCAATGATCGTGGGCCAGGATGTGGTCTGCACCAGCATCGCTTACCAGGATCTTGGGGTGTTCATGGACGACGGGGAGCAGCTGCCGGCGGACTCCTATTACGGTTCAAATCAGTCCAGTTATCCCACGCTGGTTGACTGGCCTCAGTCTCCCGCATTCCAGACAGACGGCCCGGGTGAATTTTGGGATGATGGGGAGGACCTGGACGACGGTGTGGTCTCCATTACGACCGGGGGAAACAACTGGGCGGCGACCGGGTTGCTGAGCGCTTTTGATATTCCAGGAGAATTCTGGGACGATGGTGAGGGGTATCCGGACGGTGAACTGGATTTTGAAACGCTTGGCCAGGGCTGGCTTGAAAAAGGCTACTTTACCATCCTGGATTACACTCCGTTCGACGATGCTGGAGAAGATTACCCGGATGGAGCCTTGACAGCCACTACCGGAGGCGATAGCTGGTTGGGGGACGGATCGTTCCAAGTAGATTCCTAATTTTCACCCCGTATGGCTACAAAGTTTACAGTTTCTGGAAAAGCTCAGGTTGCCCAGGCCTCCCACGAGCGGGAGAAGCGGCTGACCAATCTGGGATCAGCCTGGAATGAGGTTCGGATTGGATTCATCGGCACGATGGTTCCGACCGCTTCAGATGATGCTGCCGCGAATGCCGAGAGCGTGGCCTATGCGTCCCTCATTGACTGGTTTGCGTTCGGGCTGATCAACGATCAGTTGGCCATTCCGGGTCAAGCTGGCTGTCAGTTTGTGGGGGCTTGCTCTGATCCTGTTTATACTCAAAACCACGACCACATCCGGGTGACCGACAATGCCGCGGGTGCCGGGCATGTGGGCGAGTACGGGCAGTACGACTATGGTGATTTTGCGGCGCTGGCTTTGAACGGAGCTACCGTTATATCCAAGGGGAGCGGCGCCGTTGGGTCTTTCAACTATCCGATCTATGCCAACGACGGTCGGGGAGCTCTGTTTGCACTCAAGTATGTCGTGGCCAATCCCGGTGCGGCCAACCAGACGATTGCCCTGTCTTACGCCAATCCAGCGACCGCGGTGGTGACAACTCCGTCGACTGCCAAGGCAACGCTGCGCAGCTTGCTCACCGGGGCCGCCTATACTGCCGCGGCCACCCTCAACTGGTACGCGGCTGGAGTGGCGCTTCCACTTCCCGATACTTGGTTTTTGCGCTCTCCGTTCATCAACAATCGGATTCGCTGGGCGGTCAAGGGAGGCCTCATAATTTCCTAGTTCAGTTTGAGATTGGTGCCTTACTTTTATCCCCGATGAACACTGCCCTAGTCTGCGGAGCCGATGGGTTCATTGGCTCTCATCTCGTCGCCCGCCTCAAGGAGGAGGGCTATTACGTCCGAGCGGTTGGCCGCCGTAGTGGGGAGTTCCTCCCACCCGGAACGAAGCTCGCCAATGAGTACCACACGGCTGATCTGAGGTCCGAGGTGGTCTGTAAAGGTGTTGTCCGCCGCGGCGGTCTTCCGTTTGATGAAGTCTACCAACTGGCGGCTGAGATGGGTGGCATGGGGTATATTTCTTCCTCTGAGTGTGACATCATGCGAAACAGCTGCCTGGTGAACCTGCACATGATCCATTCGGCGGCAGAAGCCGGCGTGCGATTGTTTTTCTTTTCGTCCTCGGCGTGTGTTTATCACGACCAGGGGGTTGGAGATCTGGAACTGGCCGAACGCGATGCGTATCCGGCCTATCCCGACAATGAGTACGGCTGGGAGAAACTTTTTTCCGAGCGGGTGCTTCAGGCCTATGGTCGGAAGTACCCGATGGAGGTTCGGATTGGCCGGTTTCAGAACACCTACGGGCCTGATTCCCACTGGTCGGGCATTCGGGCAAAGGCTCCCGCGGCCATGTGCCGAAAGGTGATCGAGTGCCCGCCCGGAGGGACCATTGAGATCTGGGGGAATGGGAGGGCGATGCGGGCCTACACCTTCATCTCCGACACGATCGACGGGATCAGAGTGCTTATGCAGGCACGCCCGGTTGACGCTATCATGCACGACGAACTTTCGGAGCCGTACAACATTGGCCGGCGTGAGTACGTTTCCGTTGACCAACTGGCCCAGGAGGTGATTTCAATTTCAGGCAAGACCCTGAAGATCCAGCATGTGCCAGGCCCGGAGGGTGTGCGTAATCGTGGGTTCCGGGCAGATCGCATTGCTATCCTGGGGTGGGAGTCCAAGGTTTCTTTGCGGGATGGCCTTACGGAAACCTACCGGTGGGTCGAGGAGCAGATCAAAAAACAGTCCCATCCTGCCCATGGGAGCTCTTAGCCAGCTGACGATAGTCATTCCCAATTTCCGGCGCGCCGGGCTCCTAGACCGCGCTCTGGCTTCCGTTCGGGCTGCTGGAATTCGCCGGGTGGTGGTGGCATCCTCGGAGCCTGGGGAGGATGTGATGAAAGTGGTCGATCAGCATCGGGAGGGCTGGGAGTTTTTTCAGGCGGTAATGTTCCCTACGGATATTGGAGCAAATCGGACCTGGCTGATGGGACTCTACGCGGCCAAGACTGATCGAATTCAGATTCTCTATGACGACGATGTTCTGTTTCCCGAGTACGGAGAGGTCTACGAGACGTTGATCGCTCCAGCCCTTGACGTGGGAGCCGGTTTTGCTACCTGGGAGGCCAGTTTCTTTGACGAGGATGGGAGCCGGCGCCCGTCTCGTTACTGGAGCGGACCGACTCGGTTTCTTTTGGCGTCTGAGCTATTGAAAATCGTCGGGATGCCTGGTCGGCTGTCGCTCTCTCCGATCCTCGGGGTGTTTGACCGGGCGACGGCGATCCGGGCGTGTGAGGAGGCTCAAAAATTCTTGGACCAGCCGGCCAATTATACCCGGCCGGGGATGCTCATCGGAAACGATCTTTTGATCTACTACCGGCACATCGAGCGATCGAAATTTTGGTTGTACATAGAGCAACCGCTGTGCGGGTACGGGGTTCATGCGGGCAGTGAGACCATCTCCCACGAGCGAGCCGGAAGCCTGAGGCGGCTTACGAACGCCTATGACCTGGCCCGTGTTCAAGGCAGTAAGCCGGCGCCGGATCTCGGGCTTCAGATTGAGCTTCCCTCTTCCCCGGTTTCAACGACTCGGGAGACGTCTCCGGTGATCCAGCATGTGTTCAGCCATACGATCCCCGGGGACATCGAGACCCTTCGCCGGTACGGATTTGCCCGATCCACCTGGTACCGGGAATATCGTGCTTCTCCGTCGCGGTGGAGGCCGATTCCGGTTTCCGATGGGCAGCTATCCCGAGACGGAAAAAGCAGCCTGGGGGACTTGGCGCCGGTGCCTTTCATCCGTGATCTCATTCAGGAGGGGGTGAAAAATTCTGAAGCCGGGGATATTATTTTCCTTACGAACTCGGATGTCTGCTTTGTACCAGGCATCACCGAGAAGTTGCTTCGGCTGATAGCGAAGCACGGGGCCGCGTTCAGCTACCGGTGGGACTTCCCGGCCCCCATGCTGGCTCCCGTGTTGACTGAACGTGGACTTGAGCGGGGTACCTGGTACCTGGGGTGCGATGCTTTCGCTTTCTCTGTTGAGTGGTGGGCAAAGAATGGCCAGAAGTTCCCTGACATGGTCCTCGGTCGGCATTGCTGGGATACGGTGATGCGCGGCCTGATGAAACTCGAGGGAGGGGTCAATCTTCCTGCGGCGATTTATCATGAGGTCCACCGGTCGTTTTGGAATTTCAGGGGCGCGGCGTGGAGAGATTCTCTGGCCGGGAACATCCATAACGCAGCCCTGGCTAGGAAGTTTTTCCAAGAGTTCAATTGCGGGGGAAACGACTGGCGGACGGCCGAAGATGTTCCGAGAGCAGCCCCGGTTGAGTCGGGAGTCTCGGTTACCCGCCGATCCAATCGACTCTCCCAGCAGAAGCTGGCCCTTTTGCGGGGTCCCCGGTTTTCCCGGCATCTGGTGGAGTATATGCGCCGGCATCCGGAGATCGTCTGGCCGGGGGTGAAGGTATGATCGACATTCTTTACGTTCTTGGGGACGGAAGCAAGTGGGGCAACCAGGAGCTTCGCTTTTCCCTTCGGTCTCTCTGCCGGTTTGCGTCAGGAATCGGGCGGGTGTTTGTAGTGGGGAAGGATCCCGGCTTCTTGAGAGATTGCACGGTCCTGGAGGTGCCAGACCCGACTAAAACGAAGGAGTACAACATCACTTACCAGGTTTTGTGGGCTTGCCAGAACCTGGACATCAGTGAAAATTTTCTCCGGGTCGACGACGATACTTTCTTGGTTGCCCCGATTGGTGCAGAGAACTACCCGAATTACTGTACCGGGACTCTGGAGGAGAAGATCCGGCGGGCGATCGCCCCGCGGTACCGGACAGCACTCACCCTGACCAGGGACAAGCTGATTTCACTGGGCAAGCCGACGATGAGCTTTGAGCCGCACGCTCCGATCATTCTAAATCGCACCCGGTTCAGGGGACTGCTCGAGTACTGGGATGAAAGCCGTCGGTTGAAGTGCGGGTACACCCTGCGTTCTTTTTACTGCAACTACTACGGGGTTCCGGGGACTCCAATGGCTGACTGCAAGCTGCGTTTCCCGCAGGGGCCGGAGGCGGTTATGGCCAGGATCAAGGATCGGCATGTGTTCTCGGTTTTTGATACGGCAATTCCATTGGGGGTGGGTAAAATCCTGGCGGAGATGTTTCCCGAGAAGTGCCGATTTGAGGCTTGACGGCCATGAAGGCCGTGACATCTAATCGGGCTTATGACCAACTGGATTAGGAGCCTGCGCCCCTCGTTTTTGACAGTGATTTTTCCAACTATCGTGCTGGCCATCCTTGGGGGCTTGTGCACGCTTCTGGTTTTTTCCGGGAAGTCATACGCGACCAACTTTGTGGACAATCATCCGGCGATCGTTGAGACGCGGGATTTTATGAAGGAGAGCAAGGCTGATCGGGTTAAGCTGAACCTGAACGTCCACGACATCCAGCTTTCGCTGGTCAATTTGACCGACATTGCCAAGAGCAATAACGAGGCGCTTGGTACGGCGGCGAACATGCAGATCGAAAACGCCCGGCAGATCACGGCGTTGGCTGAGCAGATCCGGGCTTTGAGCTCCCAGGAGGCTCTCGACCATGTGGCGGCTAAGGATCGTGAGGATCATATCGAGGCGTCCTCGGTCGATCGGGACAACCGGCTGCAGGACAGGCTCGACAAGGTACCTATTAAACGCTGAGTTCGGGTTTGACCTTTCTGGCTGGAGGGAAAAGAGTTCTACCCCATGGCCGACCTCACTGCGGACATCCTTCAGATCTATGATTACGGCACTCGGCTGGCGTCCCCCGCCCGTCGCATTACGGCCTGCAGTTTTCTGGACAAGGTGATTTTTGCGCAGCCGGACGCTCCTTTGCTGGCCTGGGCCGGCTCCGGCCAGGCGTCCGAAGTTCCAGGGCTGATCCCCGGTGAGCGATTCTGGGGAGTCTATGCTTTCAAGGACATCCTCCTGTTGTGGGCGGGGAGCCGCCTGAAGTGGAGCGACAGTAACGATTTCACGACCTGGATCCCGGTGGCAAAAACCGCTTCTTCCTTTGTGTTCATTTTGACTCAGCCGTTCATTGTTCCGGCGCTTGGGGTTGAGAGCGGCATGGTCCAGGTAGACCGAGACACGACCGGCCTTGTTGCCGGCCAGTTTCTCCGTCTCGACGATGCTCCGTACTACACGTTTTTTCAGGTGGTGTCGGTGGTTCCGTCCATCGGGGTTGATGGGCAACCCTCTGGGTTTGTCCAGACCGTCGGACCGCTTGCAACCAAGGACTTGTTCCTGCAGGCCTTTGTGCCCTATGTGAAGGGAAATCGGGTCGCTTACGACGGCAGTCTGGCAACTCTCGAGGTGCAGAAGGACGCAGTTCCTGTAAGTTCTGAGGTACTTCAGGTGGCGGAGGATTTCACCAATCCAATGCCGGGCGATACGATCCAGATCAAGCTCACCTCCCAGCCATCCACATCCCCAGGGGGGTATGTCTCGATTGGGGACTCGGTGGTTCCCGGCCAGGATATTTTTGCAGTGAGCTCGGTGGATCCGGCAGCCAAGACCATGGTGATTCAGCGAACGGGGATTGGGGCCGTCTCTTCTCCGCTGGTCCACACTGCCGGCCAGTTCATCGTGGCGCAGCCTTTCGTGCGGGTGAAGAACCTTTCTTCGACTACGGTGGCCACCGGGTCGTTCTTGAACCGGTTGAAGGAGGTGCACGGGTTCACGGTGAAGTCTGTCCGGTTGACCGGGGCTGTTGCGGCCGGCCAGTCCTACCCCGTCGGAACTCAGATGCTCACGTTGGATGCCAACGAGGCTGGAGAGATGGACAATTCGGGGGCCAGTATCAACGGTGAGATCCTTCAGGTCACGAGTCTGGGGGAGCTTGGGTATATTCTCAAACATCGGTCGATCCAGTCGATGCAGTATGTTGGCCCCGACCAGGGGGTTTTCTATACGCGCGCTGAGATCACGGGTGAGGGGCTTCTCAGCCGCTATGCCTTTGTCAAGGTGGGTCTCGATGCAATTTATTTCTGGGGTAACCGGGAGATTTACAAGTACTCCGGAGGAAACCAGCTGGAGCCGATCGCGATGCAGTTCACCAAGCAGCTTTTCAAGGAACTGGACCGGTCACGCGCCGACCAGATTCTTGCCTTCCATAAGGAGAGCCAGAAGGAGATCTGGTTTGTGTATCCGAGCAACCTTCTCCCGAATGTTGGGCCGCTTCGGGTTTTCATTTACAACTACATCGAGAATTCCTGTACGATCGACGATTATCCGGCGTCACTTCAAGGCCTCACAGCGGTTGCCCGGGTGGCTTGGGATACAGCCATTGCCTGGGCTTCGGCGCTTGGGACCTGGCTGAATCCTCTTTCGTGGCCGGTGTTGGCAACCTGGGCCAGTCTTCACGCGGATGTGGCGCCTTCCTACGACCTCATCGGTGCCGAGAGTGGTGAGTCGGATGAGGGATCAGGCGACATCGAGACGACGGCTGGGCTGGTCCACGGGGAGGAGTGTTACAGCCGGTTTGGGCAGCCGTATCTTTCCCTCTGGGAGTCCGCTGACATGGACAACGGAGATCCGGCCGCGTGGAAGTATCCCGATACGATCATTCTTTCGCTGCAGATCAAAGGCGTTCCTCCTCCGCTGGCCACGGTCAATGTTTATCTGGGGACCAAGCTGAATACTGATGACCAGGTTGTTTGGCACGGCCCCAAGGCGGTGCGGGTTGATGCTCTCAGTGGAAAGCCGACCAAGGTTAACATCCCTTGTGCGGGGAAGATCCTGCGACTCAGAATTGACTCCAACACAGCCGATCTGCAGTGGCGGGTTTCTCAGTTCCGGATTCTTGGCCGGCTGGGAGGGACGTACTGATGGCTCTTAGATCCTCAGTTATTGCCGACGCCCCTCGGAAGGTGTCGAAGGATTCTTCTTCCGAGCTTGGGCGCGTAGAGAACGAGGTGACGCTCTGGGCTCGGACGGTGTCTTTGGCAATCCGGTCGCTTCAGAATGCCCAGCCGGCAGCGGCAGCGGCTCCGGTTGCGGCATCTACGCCGGCGGCAGCCGCGGCCACGGTAATAAACCCTCCTTCGCTTCCTCCGACGCCCGCACCCCCGCTGGACAAAAATCTTTTGGCGATTGCCGCGTTGATTGGTGCGGGGTTCCTTCAGAAAACTGTCGAGGGGGTCTGGAGGTTTAATACCAACGTGGCGACGAAAGACGACCTGGCGGGCATTGGGGGCGGTACACCAGGGGCCAACTCAATCCTCTTTACTCAGATCCAGAAGATTCCGGGGATGACCATCCTCGGGAACGATAGTGAGTCGTCTGGGGACATCATGGAGCTCACCATTCCGGAGATTCTTGGGATGCTGGCTTCGACGGATGTGGCACTCGGGGGCGGATCTCCGTCAGACCTTTTGGTACCCACTCAGAAAGCGGTAAAAGCCTATGCGGACCAGCTGCTGGCTGCAAGCGAGGCGATGATCTTCAAGGGGGTTCTGAATTGTTCAGGAAATCCTGATTATCCGGCCGCCACAGCCGGGTGGGTATACAAGATTTCAGTGGCGGGCCGGATCGGTGGAGTTTCCGGCCCCAAGGTCGAGGTGGGGGACACCGTCTATTGCATTACCACCAATGTCGGTGGAACGGATGCTTCGGTTGGAATGGATTTTGTGATTGTCCAGGCCAACATCGATGGCTATGTAATCGGCCCTGCTTCAGCTGTGGACCTTCGGGTGGTGGTTTTCGATGGAGCCACCGGGAAACTGATCAAGGACGGTGGAATTCTTCTTTCGGCGCTCCTGCAGGCCGGACTGATCACTGGTTCCGGCCTGACCATGAGCAACAATCGTTTGCTGGGCCGGTGGGACGCAGGAACGGGGGCTCTCGAGGAGGTCCAACTCGGGACCAACCTTTCTTTGGCCGGGGGGTTTCTATCCGCTGCGAGTGCCGGGGCCACCCTTGACATTCGGGATGTTTGGCTTTTTGAATAGTTTCCGTCTTATCCATGGCAACACCCACACATGGCGTACTGGTAGCGGCGCTTGTTCAGCAGCTTGCGGCGGCAGCTGCGGCGGTCTATGACAACCCGTCTTCCACCACCACCTATATCAAGGGGTGGAGGTTGTTTAATTCTGGATCAAACCCAGAGCTAGTTAAGATCTATGTCGTGCCGGCGGCGGGCGGCCCGGTACTGGGTGTAGCCGCGGCAGCTAACCAGGTTCTCGAGTATACGCTTCAGGCCAAGGAATCTTTGACAGAGGATTTTCCTGCCATGGGCATTGTCCTTGGTACCCAGCACGATAGCATCCAGGCCATGGCGGCTGACGCTTCTACGGTTAATCTTGTCCTCTTTGGTGATACAGCCGTCTAACCATGTTCCGTTCTCTCAACTCTGCTGGTTTGTTTCCCAAGAATTCGGTGGGCAGGCCACCGGCCAGAAACAGTGTTCTTGGCCCGGCCAGTCCCTTTTTGCAGGGGGATATGCGTGAGTCTGCGGAGGATTTTCTGGCTATCGCCTCCGGAACGTACAGCCTGATTCAACCGTGGACAGACCGGAACGGCGTGGTGATCTGGCCCGGCCCAATGATGTTTCTCTTTCTCGACTACACGTGGTGTGATGACGATTTTCTCTCCTACTCCAATGGCAATTACTCCTCCCTCAGTGGGGGCAACGGATGGCTGTCTGACTGGTCATTCTTTGCCCCCACCTAACCCACTACTCCTATGTCCGGCATAGATATTGCCACCGTCAACAGTCGTCAGGTTGGTCTGCTGCAGGCTCGCAATGCAGCCCACCGCCGCACCAACATCGGCAGCGCGTGGAACGAAGCCCGATTGGGCCTGTTCATCGCTGTCACACCTTCGGGCAACAACGACGCTGCCGTAACCCCGGAATCCTTCACACCATCCAGTTACCTCGACAGCCTCACCATCGGGCTCAAGGACTCCTCGGTGAATCCGCCCCGCAAGGCGGGCAGCCAGTTCATGGGAATGATGTGGCCAGATCGTAACGGGTTAGACACCTTATGGTGTACCAGCAATTCTGCCGGTGTCGGAGCCATCAACTGCGGCACTGGCAATGCCCGGACGATGTTTGGCACGGCCAACGGCGCTACAGTCATCACCTCGGCCCTCACGACTGGATGGCCGATCACCCAGCAGGCGAGTGGCTGGGCCGAGTTTCTGGGCATCCGGTTTCTCGTGGCCAATGCCGGTCTGTCAACCCAGACTGTCCAGATGTTTTACAGTACGCTCTCAACCAACAAGAGCGCCGATCTTTCCAAGAACGCTTTGCGAAACTCCGTTATGTCGGTCTCGTGGACTGCTGCGGTCACAGCCAACTGGTTCAGTGGCGGTGTCGCGCTTCCCCTTCCGGATTACCTCTGGATCTACCTGCCCTTTGCCACCAACCGCTTTCGCATCCCTAATGTGGACGTTTGGAAGATCTCTTGAAAGTTAGGCTTGCTTTTCGGTAAAGCTTTTCCCAGCGTTCATCCCTACCCTCTTATGAAAAACTCCAATCGCGGCGAAGTCGTTACGGCTGCCATGATTCTGTGGCTGCTCGGCGGAATACTCATCGGGTCCTCTGTTCCAGTGATCAAGAATACCGTTGGGATCAAGGATCCTCACGCGGATCAAATACCGGTCCTGCAGAAAAAGGTGGAGGACCAGCAAAAGGTGATCGACGGTGTCCAGGCAAAGGTCGATGCCGCGGTGGCGACCGAGAAAGCGGCTACCAAGGATGCCGCGGGTGTGGCCCAGCAGTGGACCCATGCCACGGTGGCTGAGTTGGGCAAGCCGACTCCCAATATCGAAACCGCTAAGTCAATGGCCCAGAATGCCGACGATTCGCTGGTCAGGATTTTCGGAAAAATTACTGCCGAGCAGCAGGCTCAGGTCGAGCTCGTGATCGAGCTTCGCGCGCAGGGGAAAGTGCAGGAAGCCCAGAAGGCACAGGCCGCGGTGGAGGCTCGGCTGGATGAAAAGGTGAAGCTGATTGCCACCATGGAAACCCAGCAGACCGAGCTCAAGACCCAGTTGAAAACTGCCAACACCGACAAGGCGGATCTTACCGACCAGCTGCATGTGAAGACGGCAGAAGTGGTGACGAAGACTGATGCTCTGGTGGCCAAGGCGACTGAGCACACCGGTCTGCAGGGGGTCTATGATAACTTCGTTCACGTCGTCAAGGTGGTGGCTATCTGGCTGTTCGCCGCGTTCATATTTTTGTTCTGGATCATGCCGTCTCTCGACGATGAGATCGACAAGCATTATCCTCCGGGGGCCGCTACAAATCCCCGATGGGTGGCGTGGTTTCACACCGTCTACAACTTCACGAAGAGTGTGACCTGCGCCCACTGACTTTATGAAATCTGTAGTACGGTCGGGGCTTAATCCGGAACTCGTGGCCAGGATTTGGGCACTCCGGGGAAAGATGAGTGACCGGGAGATCCGGATTGAGATCCGGCGCCTGGCGGAAGTGGGCCGGGCCAGGGGCGATGACATCTTTCGTCAGGTCTTTCGAAAAACCGATACCGGGGCCGAGCCCCCTCCGCCCCTCAAGAGTGCCTCCGTTTCCGAGACCGGAGATTCAGTGATTGCCGAGTCAGTGGATCCCCGCGTTCACACGGTCGAGGAGTTGCTCAAGCTTTGCAAGGTTGACCTGGCCATCTGGGAGGTTGAGAGATTTTTGGTCAACAAATGGGAGGTGGCGATGGCCGAGCCGGCGACGACGGTCGGGGGTGCCGGGAAGCAAGCCCGGCTTGTTCGCGGCAAGGGTGGCCGGGTGCATACCCTTTGGACCCGGGGAAGCAACGAGCCACTTCATGAGCCGCTTTTCCAGGTAAAGGTGTGGCTGAAGCGTCGGCGGGAAGCTGACGCAGTCGACATCATCAAGTTCTTCCAGGATGAGGTTGCACGGGTGAAGGCGCCTTACTTCACTTCTGGTCTCAAGTATCTCGCTGAACCCACGAAGGGGCTGCTCTACGAAATTTGTTCGCCAGATCTCCATCTCGGAAAACTGGCGTGGAAGCCCGAGGCCGGGGAGCATTGGGATTCGAAACTGGCGATCGAGGCTGATAAAAAAGCCACAGGCGCCCTGGTGTCCTATGTTCCGGTCGACCGGATTGCGAGGTTCCTGCTCCCGATCGGCAACGATTTCTTCAACGTGGACAACTCCAACGAGACGACCACGGGCGGCACGCCGCAGCGCGAAGATGGACGCTGGCAGAAGTCTTTCCGGGCCGGCTGTGCGCTGATGGTCGAGAAGATCATCAGTCTCGCCAGCATGGCCCCGGTGGATGTGGTGGTGGTCGCGGGTAACCACGATCACGAGCGGTGCTTCTATCTCGGGGAATACCTTACGGCCTTCTTCAGGAATCATCCGGGAGTTACGATCGACAATTCCCCGAAGACCCGGAAGTACTATGTGTGGCAAAAGATCCTGATTGGCATGTCTCACGGGTCTGAGGAAAAGATCACCGAGCTTCCGCTCATCATGGCCACTGAGCAACCCGCGGCGTGGGCTCAGGCCACGGCCTACAAGGGATTCCAGGTCGGCCATTTTCACCGGTCGGCGCTGCAGAATTTCAATCTTGAGGACATCAAGGGTGTCGAAGTGCAGACGCTTTCCAGTCTCTGTCCTCCGGATGACTGGCACGCGAAACGTGGGTTTGTTGGCAGCATTCGTCGGGCCGAGGGTCTCCTGTTTGACGGTGAAAACGGACTCGTGGCCAAGTACTACTTCAACATGAAATGAGCCGGATTCGGGCCATGGTCACTGCCGGCCTTTTGTCAGCCGAGCGAAAGATCTTTCAACTGCGCAAGCGGTTGAATACGGACCCGGCAAGCTGTGCACTTCTGGTCCAGGTGTACCCGGAAAAAATTCCAGGGTCGGTCTATGCCGCGCGCACGGTGGACGTTCTTCAGGCGGAGTTGGCCAAGCTTCCGCAGACGGTGACGCCGCTTCGGCATACGTTTGTTCCCGGTCTCTATGCCCGGGAGATTTTTGTACCGGCGGGTACGATTGTGATCACCAAGATCCACAAAACAGAGCACGTCTATGTGGTATCCAAGGGAGACCTGGCCGTATGGGTCGACGGCGTCGGGGTGAAGAAGATTTCGGCGCCGTTCACCGGTGTCACCAAGCCGGGTACCCGGCGGGTTTGCTACACTTACACCGATGTTGTGTGGACCACTTTCCACCCCACGGAGGAGACCGATCTGGAGAAGATCGAGGAGGACGTGATTTTCAAACGCGACCTCGAGTTGCCGGCTGGGGAGGATCCCCGGGGCATCGTCCGGGAGCTTTTGCGAGCGGCGTTTCCTCCGCAGCTTCCCGCATAATCCAGTTGACAGGGGTGGGCGGGTGGTAAAACCTTGGGGCTTATGTCCTGGCTCACTGTTGGAACTACTGCAGCTGGCCTCGTTTCCAGCTATCTTGGAAGCAAGCGGCCAACCCAGCAGCTGGCACCGAACGTGTACAACCCCTATGGCGAGTTGAACACGCCGGCCACAGGCGCAATCAATTCTCGCAATCAGATCTTCAACAGCCTGGGCGCCTATCAGCCCGGGCTTACCACGGCGACTGGAAATTATGCGTCGGCTTTGACCAGCGCAGCTTCAGATCCGGCCTTGCAGGCGACTAAGAATTACTCGACGGGGGTTCTTCGGGGCGATTATCTGAGCAGTCCTCAGGTCAATAATTATGCGGATCTGGCCGCAGCTGGGATCAAGGCGTCGGGTGCGGATACCCGGGCTCGCATGGGCGCGGCTCTCGCCCGGGGCGGTCAGGGATTTTCCACCGGGGCGGTGCAAGCTGCCCAGACCGGGGATGCAGCTGCCGCGGCGGAAGCAGAGCGCACGCGGGCCGGCATCAAGATGCAGAATTACCAGGCCGAGCGCCAGATTCAGAATCAGGCGCCGGGTCAGATCCAGAGCGAAGTTGCCCAGCCGTCTCAGTTTTTGAGCGGAGTGGCCGGGGCTTATTTGAACCCGCTGCAGGCCGAGGCTGGGCTGACTACGCAACTGTTGGGTGGTCAGAATCAGATCAAGGACCAGACTCTGATGCAGTCGCCGTCGTTCAGTGACAAGCTGGCAGCTGGTCTGAAGACTGGCACGGGGCTGGCTGACATCATCGGCCAGATCTACGGTAAGACCGGAACCAGTAATCCTAACGGGACTCCAGGCTACGATTCCTATGGCAATCCTGTCTGGAAAGCCCCCAACACCTGACATGCCTGTAATCACTGTAGAAGATCAAGGTCTGCTCAACTCTTCTGATGCCTTTCAGGGGATCGCCCGTGAACTGGCCGCCCGGACCGCGCAGCGTCAGGCGTTGAAGCAACAGGCCGAGGCTTTTCCGCTGGAGCAGCGCAAGCGTGCAGCTGAGGCCACGGCTACCGAGGCAGATGCTGATACTGAAAGTCAGATGCGGGCGATCACGATCAAGGTGCAGGAGGCCCTGGCGAAGCAGCGTGAGGCTGAAGCCGCGCGAAGTCAGGGCACACTTGGCGCCGACATCGAGACCGCGGTAGCGAATGCCCGCAAGGCCACGATCGAGGCCGGGATTGCCGCCGGCAAGTCCGAGTCGGAAATCAGGCTGCTTGCCGCCCAGGCTGAGACCGCCGTTCGTGCCAATTACGCGAAGAATGAGGAGACCACGGTGACCAATCCGTCACCAGGTATCCACATCAGTACGACCAAAAGCACTTTGACGCGCCCGGATGGAACGCAGCTTCCCCCCAGTACGACTACCCAGACCGAGCACAACCGTCCGACGTTGCAGGACTATGGGTACATGGGCCAGCCCGAGGTCACCAAGGATATGTTTGGTCGGGTGACCGGGGCGCTGGCTCTCCGGCTTAACCAGCAGACTGGACTGTTGCAGCCGCAGTACATCGGGGCTGGCCCGCTGGCTCCTGGAGCGCAAAACAGTCAGAATGGCCCGGTGCCCACTCCGGAGCATATTGCCATTTTGAGGGCTCGGCCTGAGACCGCTGAGGCTTTCGACAAACATTATGGCCAGGGAGCCGCTCAGAAGTACCTGACGCAACAGTCCACCACTGGATCCGGCCTCCCTGAGGCCACGTCGCCTTACTCGCAATGACCCCATGGACGACCCCTATGCTACGCCAGGTGCCCCGTCGCCGGCTTCTCTGAGGGCGCCGGGCGCGGATCCTTATGAGGATCCGTATGCCGACGATCCGTATGCGGAAAAGCCCAGCCTTCGAAAGCGGGTAGGCGATTATTTGTCCAAACAGCAGTCCCAGGCTAACCCGGCCTGGATGCGCTACCTGGACCCGGCGTACCTGCTGGACCAGGCTGGCAAAGGTGCCGAGACGGCCACGGATGCCGCGGTGGAGAAGATCCGGCCGATCAGCGAGGCGGCTGACAAGGCGGTCCAGGACATGCAGTCGCCTGATCGCGGGCTGCCCTCCCGGGTTGCTGGCGCCGTACTTTCCTCCGTTCCCAGCGCCGATCAGTCTTTGGTGCCTGTTCCCCGCATTTCCCAAGTGCCGGGGCAGTCCTATCTCAATCCGCTGATCTACCCGGCAATAGCCTGGAACGATGTGGCTGTCCCTCTGGGCGAGATGGCGACTGGCCGCACCCTGGCAACTGTGGGCGCCTTTAGCCCCGCGGCAGTTGCCGAGGCTATTCCTGGCCTGGCTGGGTTGAGTGCCAAGGCTTTGCGCATGGCAGCCGAGGCCAAGTTTGGCAGTGACATGGCTGAATCCACCTGGAACTCCATCAAACAGGCCTGGCAAGCTCTTCATAATCCGAATCTTAGCCCCCAAGAGACTGGTGAGGCCGTTGGCAAGCCAGTGACGCCGTTCATGATGACCGCTGGGCTGGTCGGCCATGTTGTTTCTGAGACCATGCCGCCGGGAGGGGCCACTCCACCCCCTATTTCAGCCAAGGCAGCCGCGCAGGCCAGGATCCAGGCCAGGGCTGGAGGCCCAGAGGCCGGCATTGAGACCGCACCGGAAGCCGCCAAGGTGGCTCCCGCGGCTCCCGTTTTGCTCGATCGGACGATCGACGAGTTCAAGCCGGGCGACAAGTTCACCGCTGGTAAGACTGAGTACACTGTCGGATCTTCAGATCCCGATGGTACGGTTACGGTTACAGGATCAGACGGTGTTGAGGTCCAGCTTCCCAAGGGTACGAAAATGCAGGTCAACGCGCCCAAGGTTCAGGAAACTCCTTACTCACCAGCAGTTAAGCCAACCCCCACGGTTGCCGGGGGTCCTACGACCAAGGTTGAGGCCACGCCGGCGCCCGAGGGATCCACCAGCACGGCCGGGTCCACGCTCAAGCCAGAGGCCCAGGTGGGCCGGGAAAAGGTCCAGGACGCCGCGGCGGCCCCGCCGGCCACTCCGCCGATCGCGGAAGGCTCCCGTGTGGCCGTTGAGTCGCCTTCTGATCGGGCCAAGAATGCGGCTGAGCCGGTTGCAGGCAAGGCGGCTCAGATCCAGCAGGCGGTCCAAACGGAGGGGGTGGATTACCGCTATTCCGTCCAACGGCCCCAGACTGTCGAGGGGCGCACCTACCCCGGTGTCACCCAGGTTGACGTAATCGACCCGAAGGCCGAGCGTCCGCTGGTTTCATCGAACGTGGCGGATCTGAATGCCGCTGGTGCCGGAATCCCTGATGTACCCGACTGGGTGCCGCAGGGCCAGTTTACTCGTGCACAGATCGAACAATTCATCAAAGAGGGTCCTCCTAATGCCACTGGAATCAAAAGCCCAAGTCCGGAAATTCTTCGCAACGCCCAGCCTGCGTCACCTGGTCCACAAGTGGCAGGCGGAGTCCCCGGTGTCGATCAAGGCGCTGCCGGAGCACGTCCGCCAGGAGAAGTCACACAAACCGTCCGTCGGGAGCCACCTGGCGCGGGGGCCGAAGGCGTAAAGCCGTCGATCCTTTGGGATTCCAAAAAGGGGATTGGGAACACCCCGAACGGAGCAGCGGTTGGGCATTTCGGCTTTGAAACGACTATGTCTCCAACTGACTTCCTTGCTCTAGCGGCCAAAGGTGGAGACCTAGAAACAGCAAGTGCTGCCGGCATAGAAACAGTAATTCGAGGCGGGAAATCAATAGCTCCTCCGATCCTGGCGGCCGATTGGGACCCGGTTGACAAGGTCTGGAAGGTAACTTCCCATGAGGGACGAAACCGGTCGATTGCAATTCAGAACATCGATCCTGCAGCCAAGATGCCTGTGCAAATTATGCCCAATAAGGGGCTGAGGGCACGAGATGTTACAGATGAGATGAAGGCTGCTCCGATCATTGCTGAAGGAAAGAAAACGAATCGATTTCAACCTGGCCCGGGGACCGAAGGAGTAGCTCAGACGCCGGCATTTTCTCAAAAGCTGTTTCGAGGCACTGGGGCAACTCCCGAGGAAGTCTATGGTCCGGAAGCGGTGAAGGAAGGCCGGGCTGTTCCGATTCTCGGGAAGGGAAGCTACTACGCGTTTTCCGAGGAGGACGCGGCCAACTACGGCAAGGTCAGCCAGCACCAGGTTGAGCTCAAGAACCCGCTGGTGATTTCTTCCAGTGGTCAATGGTACGATCTGCTTGATGCGGCTAATGCCCAGCATCTCAACAGCCGGGCGGCGCTGTTCTACAAAGAGCCTGGCAAGATCCCGGAAGCAGCCGAGCGGCTCAAGGCCTATGTCCAGTCTCAGGGTCATGATGGGATTATTGTCCGGAACACCGAGCAGCAGAAGGCGCTCCGGGAGTCCTTTGGCCACGACACGGTGGTTTCCTACAACGAGGGTCCTCCGCAGCCCAAGATCTCTCCCAAGCAGGCGGCCCAGACCCGCATTACCCAGCGGGCCACGGCCGACAAGATCCAGACCGCCACGGAGAATGGCGTCGCCAGTACGCCGTTTGAACCGGGCAAGCTTCCCGATGGTGCGGCGGTCACCCGGCCGTCCGAGACCTACCAGAAGGCGCACGAGGCCAGCGGTGGCAAAGGCAACCTCTGGGTCCGGCAGTCTCCGGTCCAGTCCAACGCCGGCCGCACGCTCATGGTCCAGTTTGCCTCGGATGTCCTCTACCCGCCGACGGGTGAGAAGGGCGAAGCCGGGGAGTACTACGACAAGCTCTACGAAAAGCGCGCCGGCGTGGGCTACAAGCGCATGGCCGATTTCTGGGAGGTCCCCCAGTGGCAGGCCGTTCTCTCGCACAACCTGGGGGACAAGGCAGACCTGTATGTTGTGCGGGATCTCGAGGAGGCCAAGAAGTTCCTCAAGAGCTCGGGCTACGACCACGTTGCATTCTCCGTTTTCGAGCCGGCCAAGGCCCATGTGCTGGAGCTCGCTCCTTCGATCGATGGCAAGATCGACCTGGGTGGCTATCCGAACACCAGCACCGATGAGATCACTTCGAAGTTTCCGAATGCCACCCGGTTCGACACGGTGCCGGATTACGTCACGAGCCTGGGCCATGACTACATGCCTGGTTACGACTACCGCCTCTACAAGAACAGTGAGGTGATCCCGCGGCTCGAGCTCTCGACCGGCTGCCGCCACTTCTGCAAGCTCTGCGTGATGGAGCGGGTCGTGACTGAGAAGCCGGCCAGTGAGGTGGCCCAGCAGGTCGATTCCTTTGCAGATCTCCACGGCGACCTGGTCTACCTCAATGACAAGACCTTTGGACAGGCCTCCAATTACAAGGATTTGCCGAAACTGGCGGAGCAGATGCGGGCAAACAATCCGAACTTCAAGGGCTTTGTCATTCAGACCACGGCTGCACAGATGAAGAGCTTCACGCCGGAGTTTCTCAAGGCCTCGGGCATCAAGTTTGTCGAGATCGGCGTTGAGTCGTTCAACGATTCAGTGCTGAAGCTGCAGCGCAAACCGGCCACCGAGGCGTTGATCCAGGCGGCGGCTGACAAGCTGAAGGCAGCTGGCATCGCGATGATTCCCAACCTTGTCATCGGGCTTCCGGGCGAGACCAGTCTTACCTATGATCGTACCCTCTCCTGGCTGAAGGCCAACGAGGACAACATTTCCCACGCCAATATCTACAACCTGGCAGTCTATGAAGGCAGCGACCTGGCCAAGGAGATCACGGCCAAAACGGCGGCCGATGCCGATGAAAACGTGGGTGGCAAGAGCTTCCGCACTCCGGAAGAACTGCAGGCCGATGAGGACTTTTCCCGCGACGTCTACGCCTGGGCCAGCGGGGTGCTCGACAAGACCCCGGCCAGCCTGCAGTCCGCCAAGGAAGGCGCCCAGCTGGAACTGCCGATCGAAGCCACCCCGGAGAAAGCGGTCCAGGCCGTCAAGTCGCCGGATCTCCCCGACCGGCCGGCGCTCGTGGCCGAACTCAACAGGGCCGGACATGCCGGGGAAGAGGTCGTCAAGGGTCTCGAGTCCGGGGATCCCAAGGCGCTCGTGGAAGAGGCCTCCCGCGGCAATGGGTCGGCCGGCCGGATGCAGTCGGCCTACTTCCAGGCGCGTAAACTGGGGCTCATTTCCGACACGGCCAACCGGGCTTTCCGCACGCAGCTGCTGGTGCAGAATCCGGACCTTTTCCGCCTGATCGACGGTGCTGAGAAATCCCAGGGCATCGGGATCGTGGCCGTGCCCAGCGTCCTGGATCCGCCGGCCCTGCTGAAGAAGCTTTCGAGCGCGGCCGAGATCGCCTGGACGGCTGCCCGGGAGGCGCTGTTCAACACCACGGGTGGAGTCAGCCGCCAGGTGTTCGAACTTTTCCACCAGATGCGCGGGAGGAACGCGGCGGCCCTGGATACCGTTTCATCTCTGGCCTATGGGCCGGGTGGAGTTAGCCCGAGCTTCGGGGGCAAAATCACCGAGGAGCAGATGACCGCGGCAGCAGCGTATCTCGACCCCCGCTTTCTCAATCGGTTCTCCAAAGAGGGGGCCGCCGCAGTCCGGGCGGTCATGGCCCAATTGACCGATGCCCAGAAGGCGGCTCTTGATGCGGGCCGGGATTTCATTACCCACGGGTCCGAAACCATGACCGAACTGGGGATCACCAAGGAGGGGCTTTCCGAGGTCATCCGCAACAACTACGGCCGGTACGTCAGCCGGTCCTACAAGATTTTCAGTCGTGAGCAGGGGCCGGCCTACATTCGCGCGCTGCGCACCCCAGGGACTCCGGAGTATCAGACCCGCTACCTGCCCACTATCAAGGCGCTGGCGGCCGACGGAGACATTGAGCAATCGAAGATCTTTGTTGATCGAATGCTGGACACGATCGCCCAGAAGAACGATCTCCCGCGCCGGGTCATCGACAATCTGATTCGAGACGAGGTAAAGCGTTTGGGGTCCAACATCACGCTGAACCGCACGCTGCGGGAGGACTCGATTCGTAATCTCTATGGCGAGATCGTCGATCCGATCCAGCAGCTGGCCCACACCATCATGAAGCAGCAGGAGTTGATCAACACCTGGATGTTTCGAAAGCAGCTGGCCGATAACCTGGGCGAGCAGGGCCTTGTGCGGACGATCGATCCGGACCAGATCGCCCGGGATTATGCCGATCACCAGAAGGAGATCGTCGACGAAGAGGTTGCCAAAGCAGTGAAGGCGGAGACCATGCGCCGGGCCGACACAGATCAACCCATGACTCCGCAGCTGGCCAAGGCGATCGAGGCCACCGTGCGGGATCGCAACCCGTTGTTTTCCCAGAAGGTCCGGACCCGGTCGCAGGAGCTTATGTTCGAGGCCCGGTCCAACGGCCGCACGCCTGATTTCTCCGCCGCCACCCTGAAGGCCGAGCGCGAAGTCTACTCGGAACACCAGGAGCAGGCGCTGGAGTGGTATCGGGACTCCGGCCAGATGGAGCCGGGTGAGTCCCTCTTCGCGCTGGATCCCGCCTACCGGGCCGGAATGCAGATCGACAGCAGCCGGAACATCAACGACCCCTTTGCCAACCTCGTGGTCACCAAGGCGGCGCGGCCGTACTTGATGGAGTACACAAAAATGCTTTCGAAGGGGATGAACCTCTTCCAGGAGGCAACCCAGCTGGTCAACACGGGAGCCACCGTGCTGGCGCCGATGACGGTGGCCCGGAATCTCTTCACCTCTCTGCAGCCAATTATCTCCGCTGGCAATGCACTGCGGCTGGGGACGAGTTATGGCCGAGAAGCCGTTGTCACGGCCCAGGCCATCTGCAACCACTTGATCTTTGGTGCCAAGCTGGACCCGAAGCTGGAGCCGTTGCTCAAGGAATGCTTTGAACAAGGTGCCACTGCCCGGGGCGCGCTCAGCGGCGACACGGCCAACCTGATCACTTCCTTCCGGGACGTCTACAAGCGCACCAGCAAACTTATGCGCGAGGTGAAGGAGACCGGCCAGCCGTCGCTCGAGCCGATCACCTCGAGACTGCCGGGAATGCGCCCGGAGGAGGCGGTGACTAAGATCGCCTGGGGCAACGAGTCCCGGCTCTCCCCGTTGCTGCCCTATGAGGCGATCGCCCGGCACGCCCAGGATCTGTACCGCGGCGGCGATGATTTTCCGAAGATCATCAACTACTTGATCGAAAAGCAGAAGGCATCCGAGGCGTACCCGGACGATCCGGCGCTTGCCCTGTCGGAGGCGCAGAGGAAATTCCGGGCTACGAACTACGACTACGGCCGGATCATCCCGATCGTGCGGCTGGCCCGGCAGGTTCCGATCATCGGGCTGTTCACCTCCTTCGTCAGCGAGTCTTACCGGGTGGTGGCCAACTCCTTTGGCATGGGCCTGCAGGACATGGCCCAGGGCATGAAGACCGGCAACGCGGCCCTCTTGCGCCAGGGATCCGAGCGGCTCATCGGCACCTCGATCGCGGTGGGCGGCCTGGCGGCTTACTGCGAGACCAGCCGCACCGCGGCCGGTCTGTCCTACGAGGATGAGAAGACTCTCCGCAAACTGCTTCCAGCCTGGTCCAACAATTCCCACCTCTACTGGTACAAGGCTGCAGACGGCCACGTTCAGTACATCAACTTCGGAAAGAACGAGATGTTCTCGGCCGTCAGCCAGCCAGCGAGCGCGCTGCTGTCCCGGCTGCAACACGGGGACGTGATGAATGATCCCTCGGCCACGCTGGGCAAGGAGGCGTGGACCCAGGTGCAGGAGGTCCTCAAGCCGTTCATCAGCCCGCAGATCTTTTCCCAGGCCTTGCTCGATGTAGTGGCCGGCCACTCGGCAACCGGCAAGCCGATCTTTGCGCCGGACGACGGTCCCGGTGATCGCGCGGTGAAATCGATGCAGTACATCGCGGCGCACGCACTGAACCCCGGCGTCGCCCGGAGCGCCTGGGCTTCGATCCAGGGTGCCGCCGGAGCCACCAACCGGTTTGGCCAGCCGCTGAAGGCTGAACAGCCGATCCTCAACCTGGCCGGCCTGGGAGACATTGACATGAAGCAGTCCTTCATGTTTTACGCGCTCCGGGGGCAGAGGGATATGCAGGCGATCGAATCCGAGTTCCGTACCATGAGCCAGGACCTGTCGACCGGCGTCACCCTGGACAAGGTCTACGCCAAGCTGCAGGACGTGGAGGAACGCCGCAAGGCCTACTACCTCGACATCCAGCGGGCGGCGCTCGTGGCTCTGAAGACCGGAGTATCCCAGGAGGATCTTTTCACCATTCTGCAGCAACAGGATTTCCAGCGGCGCGACATCGGGACGTTCCTCGAGAACGGAAAATATCTTCCGTTCGTTCCGGCCAAGAGCACGTTCCTGCGGGCGGAACAGATTGGCCGGCCGCTGGATCCGGACAGGGTTCTGTCGATCGTCGGACAGTACGCTCCGTAAAACAGAAGGCCCCGGATCTAAGATCCAGGGCCTTCCGAGTTACCCTAACATCCCGGGCGGAACGGGAGGCGCCCGGAGAGTGAATCAATACTCCGCATTCGTGGGGTGACTGCCCGGATAATTGACGTAGAACTGGTTGACCATGTCCCGCACCGACTGGGCGTCGGCCGCGGCCTGGTCCGCCACGGACTGGGCATGGTTGGCTGCGCCCTGGGCATCCGAATACTGCTGGTCGCAGAACTCGGAGTCGATCACGAAGGGATAGTAAGCGTCCAGCTGGTCCTGCGTTGCGTTGGGCGGCAGGTTGTTCAGCGCCGTGAGAAAGTTGATATAGGCGTCGGCTGCGGCAGCGGCGACGGCTAGTGAGGCAGACACGGCGGCAGCAGCAGCCACAGCAGCAGCAGAAGCGGCCTGAGTGGATGCGTCCACCTTGCTGTCCAACACGGAGCTTTGCGGAGGAGTTCCACCGGCTGGGACGTTTACGAGGGAACTGGTCTGGTCGACCTGCTGGCTGGCAATAGCCCGCTGGGCCATCGCCTCATTGTCCTTAGCGACGGCGGTCGCCTTGCCGTTCGCGGCATTGTCTCTGGGATTTGACATGGTAGGTGTGGTTGATGGTTGCTGAGCACTGAAGCGACTCAGTTCTCCAACACTCCTCTGACCCCTGTCAACCCTTTACTTTGTTGAGACGGGGGTTCGCCCGATGAGCAGCTGGGGAGGCCTTGCGGGCTGCCGCGGCGAGGACCGCACCTGGATTTCGAATGTTGGGCTCTTTCTGCGCGATCACCGCAGCAGCCCTTTTGAAACCAGGATGAGCGGCGGCCATGGCTCAGAGTCTCCGGGCCGCGGAGACCGCACTCGAGGAGAGGGTCTTGGCCTCAGAAGCGGCGATCTCGGCTTCCTTCGCGACCGTGTCCCCCGTAGTTACGACGGCGCTTTCAATCTTCGGGTTCTTGTGGAACACAAAGGCGCTGAGGAGTGCCCCGAGAACCAGGGCGATGAGCAGGTAGCCGGTCAACTTGAGGCCGGAAATGACGAGGGCGAGGACGAGTAGAGAGATCATGGTTATTGGGATTTCGAGGCAAACGCTATGGCGATCGCCATCAGGTTGTCAACTTGGATCAGAGCTTCGCAGGGAGTGGAGGGAAAATCGTAGCCACCGGCCTGGGTCCGGGAGATGAGAGTGCCGGCGTCCACTCCGGTCTGGTAATAGAGCCCCTTGGAGTCATTCGGAACTTTGGGAAGAAGGGGGAGACGGGCGGAGGGGCTGAGCCCAAAATCGGCCGGGTCCAGGTTTACCAGGGCGATTGCCTCATTGATATCATCCACAGTGCCGGCCAGCACGATCTCGAGGGCTGACAGAATGGCCAACGCCGGGTTGGCGTAGATTACGAGGAACGGGGCCAGGCGCATGGGAATACCCTATTTTACCGGGGAGGCGTGTCGAGTCTTTTTGCGGGCCTTCTTTGCATGAACGACCGTCGGTGCGTCCGGGTTCAACTGGTACCAGAGGGCGATGAGAATCGCGTCCGCGGTGTTGTGGTCCTTCTTCCGCTTGAGAAATTGGGCGCTGCGGGGCAGGAGTCGTTCGCACGTCGCGACGGAGTCAAAAATGGTCTTGTTGCCCTCCAGGATCTGGCCGGTAGCCATGCCGCCCTGGGTGTAAAACCCCTGCCATCGCTGGGGTGTCACCTCTACCAGCCGGCGCTCAAGTGTGGTGGGATCCGGGGCCGTGACGAAACCGCAGGACTGCAGGGTGCCCAGGGCTATGCCGTGCGCCTGGCCAAAGCCGAACATTGAGGACACCCCCTGGCCGGGCATGGCGTGAACAAGCTCGATCACGGCAACCTGGGCCTGGGGAGAAAACTCAGAGATGGCAGCGGAGATGTCCTCCACCGTTTCGAAGTCCCGGCGCACCTCGAGGATGTGGGGACCAAAAAGAGCAACGGCGCCAGAGCGTCCGGGGTCAACGGCGAGGATGTTCATACCATGTAATCGGGTTCGTCGTCCTCAAAGATCCAGACGAGGACGGCAACGAAAAGGAGAAATAAGATTCCGATCCACATAAGTTACTCCTGTTTTCGCCAGGTGATGAACTCGCTGCCACCGGGCGCCTGGCGCGTCTCGACGACGATTCCGTTGGCCACATTTTCCCGCAGGATGGGGAACTCCTCGACGGGGTACTTTTCGGCCTGGGAGTTGAGGATCCACGCCGCACAGCGGCAGGTCGGCTCGTGAAAGCCCCGCCCCTCCTTGGAGAGGAGCTTGCTGAGGCCGGAGGGTGAGATTCCCAGGGTGGCGGCAGCCTTCTGGCGGCCCCCGTGAGGCAGTGCGGCAACGACAGCGTCGAGCCACGATCGTAGAGCATCAGCGTTCATAGTTTGTTTTCCTCTTTGAGGCGTTTGCGCATTTCAACCTGGCCGGGACCGGGGGTGCCACCAGCTACGGGAAAACCCCGGGCGTCATATACAGTCCAGGATTGATCGTGGCGGGTGATGACCCGGAGTGGGCGTGTGCCCATCAGGCGCAGCTTCCAGCGGGCCGCCATGACGGGGCCTGTCAGACCTAAAATTTTACCAACCAAGGCTTCCCCCGTGTGGCGGCTCTTGATGACTATCTTAGACTTTTTTGGCAAAGGCCGTTCGAACCAATTGAAGCGGGGCTCTGTCTGGCTTTCGGTCTTCAGTAACTTGAGAAGTCCGAGCAGAGGACACTCCTGCGCGAGAACCACGGCGCCAGAGGCCAGGCTGAACATTGGGTAGCCTTGAGGAGGCTTCTTTGGCCGGCGCGCGAGGATCATGTGTCCTTTTTAATTCGGACGTTTCCCTCAAGATCCGTGTACAGGCGGAACTCGTTGAGGTTGGTTTCGAAATCGATAGCAATGATCGGAAGGCCCCGTTCGACAAAGCCATCGATCCTGGCCTTCAGGGTGGTGAGAACCTCGGCAGATGGACGGAGGCTGCAGTTGACCCCGGTGACCATTCTGGTCTTTTGGATTCTCACTCCGGGGATCCAACCGGTGAGCGCGCGACGATATACCTCGGCTGTCAGGCTCTGGATTTCCATGGCCAGATCGACCATCTGGTCGTTGACCGGCTTGGCGGCGGCATAGGCGGCCTCGAGCTTTTTCAAAAGTTGCTCTTTTGGCAAACTTTCCAATTTGGGGTCCATTTCGGTTTGGAGGGTCTACGATCAATTTGGGGTTGTCAACTTCTTTTTCAGCTTTCTGCCCCAGTTTTTTGACCGGACCTGAGGCTTCACTTTTACGGTTTTGAAAGTTTGGCCGAGACGTGCGCGGAGAATGGTCAGACGTGAGACTCGAAACCGGTGCGCCAGGAAGGCATCTGCTGATCTCGAATTGCGTATCAGCTTGATTACTCTGGGAGTTAGCTTGGCGTTCACGGGTCAGTCCTTAGTGTACCGGCTGAAGATACCGCCACTGGCGCCGATCGGGAGTCCGGTGGCCCACTCGGGGGTGGTCTGCATGATCTGGCGCGCTTCAAGCAAAGCATCCGCCTTGTCGGCTTCATCCACCTCAACAATTACTTCGTCGTGGGCGTGGAAGCAGACCGGGATTCCCGCGGCTTCGAGGTTGATCACCGCTTCGGCGAGGAGGTCCCGGGCCATGCGCTGGGTGATGTTCTCAACGATCTTGGCTCCGTAGATGTCCTGCAGGTTCTTGGGATCGTGGGACCCCAGGATCTTGGCCCCGGCGAAGGCGTACCGCTGGGAGCCGTCCAGGTTGTTTTTGATGTACTGCTGAACCTTGAAACGCCACATGATCTCACCGTTGGGCATCTGGATGTTCAGGAGACCGTCTCCATGGGCCGCTTCCTCCACGGCGCGCTGCATGTCGCCCCAGAAACCAACGGTCTTGGGGTTGTCACGGCGGTAGCTGAAAACGATGTCCTGGGACCGCTCCAGAGAGATTTTCAACTGGGCCATTTTCCAGGCGACCAGGGGGAACTTTTTGTAGCCGCACCCGTATCCCAGGCCGAGCACTTCAGCTTTGGCAAGTTTGTAGAGCTCGG